AGAACTTGCCGTGATTACGCCCGAAGCAACGGCGAGGTTTTTGGCGTTTGGGGTGGGGAGACAGAGATAGAGCGATACAACGCTGGATTTTTAGAGTTTGTACCCCACCACCTAAGTCGGAACAGTGCTATCGTCAAGAGGGATGAACACTTATAACGATTTTTTGGCTACGATATCTATCTACTACGAAAAGCAAGCGCTAGCAGGTGGGGATTTGAGATACGGGCAGATGTATATGAACCACCTATGGGAAGTAAAGCCCCGCATAGCAGAGAAACTAAATGGTTCGTTGCTTGACCCGTTCCATAGGGATAACTGTCCACCTAAAGTCCACGAGTTCGTGGAAGCATTGTGGTTCAGCGAATAGGACAGCAAGACGAGCGACGAGGTTTATGAATAACCCGTGAAGGTTTTTGCTCAGCCTCTTTTTTCTTTTTTTTGTCCTCGTCAGCCATACACCAAGAATACACCTTGTGTTTCGAGATGAGCCCCGCTACTATTTGGGTATGAGTTTGCCCCCACTATTTACCTGTTTTGTTTGTAACCACTCAATTGACCCGAACGCCAACAACTCTTTACGATTGGCAACTGTATGGCTGAAGGGCGCTGGCAAGACGGTTCACGCTATTGAGAACGAGATGTATCGCTATCGCCATAACTTTTGTAACCTTGACCCGAACTTTGAGCAAGACAGTCTTTTCTAGCCGAGACGCATTGCGCCAATCGCCGAGTTTGTCTCGCCAAGTGTTTTGCCTGCGACATTGCCAGTAACGCCAACGCGAGTGTCAAGGTTTTTGAGTATCACCTGAACTTCGTCAAGTTTCTTGTTCATCTCTACGAGTGAGTTCATAACGGACTTCATTGCTTGCTCTATTGAGGTGTCTGTTGATGTGTCTAGTTCCATACGGCTAATCCTAGCAAGTATGATGACGGAGTGCGCCTCTACCTTGACCACGATTTGTTAGCACTTGACTTTCCGTATGACCCAGCACAGGTTGCTGAAGTCAAAGGTATAGCCGGGGCTAAGTGGGACAAGGTGGACAAGCTGTGGAAGGCACCCATAGCCTCAATTGGAGATGTGCGTGATTTTGCTGTCAAGCACGGTTTTGACATATCAGATGAAGTAATGAAGTTCACGGCACCAACTAGAGCGTCACGAAAAGGTGTTTATGTGAAAGGTGACTGGGTATTCATACAGTTTCCTTACGACAAAGTTGTACTCAAGGTAGTCAAGCAGATAGCAGGCGTCACTTGGGATAACAAAGAGATGGCTTGGAGAGCGCCACTAGCGTCAGCAAGCGAAGCAATTGCGTGGGCTAAGTCGTTTGATGTTTTTGTATCGCCTGAAGTACACGGTGTTTCCACCTCAATAAACAAGAAGTTAGATGAACTAAAGGAAGCGTCACGCTCAACAGACGCAGATATCGAAGTCCCGCTACTACAAGGAACACTATTGCCGTACCAAAGGGCAGGCGTGGAGTACGCCTCAAAGGCTAAGAGATGTTTTATCGCAGACGAAATGGGACTTGGCAAGACGATACAAGCAATAGCAACGCTGGAGTATTCATCTAAGAGTTCAGACACCTACCCAGTAGTCATTGTTTGCCCACCAACACTCGTACTCAACTGGCAGGCAGAGTGGAATAGGTGGTTGCCTCACAGAAAGGTGGAAGTGGTAACAAGTCGCAAGTCTTTCCCGGAGCCCCGGACGTACGACGTGGTTGTGGTTGGTTACTCAAATATCCAACACTGGGAAAAAGAACTAACTAGTCATAACTCATACATTTTTGACGAAAGCCATTACGCAAAGACACCCACTGCCCAACGAACCAAGTCAGCGATAAAGATGGCTAAGTCGGCAGATAAAGATGGAATTGTGTTATGTCTCACTGGGACACCCGTAACCAATAGACCAGCAGAGTACGCCAGCCAACTTGACATCATTGGAAAACTGAAAGAGTTTGGTGGGTTGTGGGGATTTTATAGACGATATTGTTCAGCGTTCCAAGACAAGTTTGGTCAGTGGAATATCAGTGGTCACTCTCATCTTGACGAACTCAACGATAGGTTGCGTGGTACTTGCTACATAAGACGAACCAAGTCGCAGGTACTTACTGAACTGCCACCCGTGATACATAGTCCACTTCTTGTTGAGGGTACTGATGTGGGGCTCAAGGAGTATCGCAAGGCAGAACAAGACATAATCAAGTACATAACGGACAGAGCCAAAGAGATAGCGATAGAACTCGGAGAAAGCCCTCACTCGGCAGCCGTTGTGGCGAAAATAAGAGCAGAAAGTAACGAACACCTCGTGAAGTTATCCGTTTTGAGGAGACTGTCAGCCAAAGCAAAGATGCCAATGGTTGAGGAGTGGGTACAGTCCCGCATTGATGACGGCAAGAAGGTTGTAATCGCCGCTCACCACAGAGACATTGTTGATGACTTGGCAAAGAAGTTTGGCAACCTGCGTATTCAGGGCGGTATGTCGGTTGAGGAAATAGAAGCACAGAAGGCGAGGTTCCAAGACGAACCCGTAGAGACTGCGCCAGTCATTGTGTTGTCTATTCAGGCAGCCAAGACTGGACACACGCTCACATCAGCACAAGACATTTTGTTCGTGGAACTACCGTGGACACCATCGGACTTAGACCAAACATTTAGTCGTCTACACAGAATTGGGCAAAAGGGAAGCGTCACGGCTACTTATATGCTCACTGACAACACGATAGACCAAGAGATTTACGCACTTATTGAGAAAAAGCGCAAGGTAGTGAACGCTGCGACAGAAGGTGGAGAGTTTGCTGCGAGTGGTGGTGCTACGCAATTGATACTTGACTTGCTATCGCGCGCACGGTGAGCCCCGCCGTCTCGTCACGCTGGAAATCTGAAGCACCCCCGTATTAGGATTGCGTTGCCGCAAGGCACACAAGCCAACTGAAAGGGGCACAAAATGGAAGAATGGGAAGAGGCGGGTTTCGCTTCGGAAGAGGCGTATGTGAAAGACGCAAACGCTATGTACGAAGCCGAGCAAGAAGCGGAGTTTTGTATGAACTTCGTCAACCGTGGGGGTATCGCATCTGAATGGCGACAGGCTTATCATCAGTCGCAGATGACCGAAGAAGAGCTGGTCGCCTATCTCCACGGGGAATAAGGCAAACGAAGCCCAACTGAAAGGGGGTGAACAAAATGAAAAGGGAGATTATTTGGCGCTTGACCGAAACTCAAAAGGCGCTCATTATGAGAGCAGTTCTACATTGCCCAACCCAAACGGGAATGGGCGCTGAGGAACTGGAGGAGTATTGGGCTCACTCAAGCGCACTTGAGTTGGAACTTGAGCAACTCGGTCACGGTGGCGAGGGGTTGTGGTGGTATTTGTACCACAACACCAAGCGCCGAAAGAAGCGCTAGTGGACAGAGGCAGGGGCACACAGCCCTTGTCTCTCGTCTGCGTGTGTGGCGGGGCTTATTCGACCTTGCTGTCGGGAACTATGCCCATCAACTCATCAGCAATTAGTTTTGCGTATTTTCTGCGCAGTTTCCATATTTTTTGGTTCATTTCAGCCATTGCGTCAGTGGTGCGTGCCTTCTTTATTGCGTCAGTATCAAAAACGCCGTACTTCTTAAACAAAATATCGTCAAGGTCGTTGTTCTCAATGATTATGTCGCTAATCCAATGACCCCTCTTGTCAATGCTCATCAGTAGTTCACAAAGACCCTCAAAGCCAAACTCGTTGTAGACACGGTTGGTTACTAAATCGCAGAAATGGGCACGGTACATCATCTCTGCCTCGGCTGTGTTGGTCATAAACTCACTCAGCCATACGGCGAGTTCTTCTCGTGACGGAATATCACCATCGTCTCCGTCAAACTCAAAGTCTTCTTCCATTAGCCTGCCTTCCGTTGTACCGGGGCTCTAGTAATCAATGATACTTGTGATGACTGTCAAGCCAAAGACAGAATAACTTCTTGCGCCAACACCTTCTTTTGTGTGACCCAGGAATTGCTATTCATTGAGGCAAGCGCACGCTCATCTGCCTTGCCTTCACGATAATGGTCAAGGTATTCGGCAATAGCGTTGTACGCACTCCACCCGTTATACCCGTAGCCACCTGCGTTTCTTTCGTTGTCGTACACTCCACGAACAAGCGCTACTACTCCGTCACGGTTTTTCTTTTGCCTATCAGTGCCGTTCGTTTCGTTGGGGAACACCTTGTCAAGTATCGTTGCGAGTTGCGCACTTCGTGGTGGAACGTTGATGGTGAGCAACTTATTGGCTACAAACTGGAACGACTTCGCCCACTCCGTTGATATTTCTAGAACTTTCTGTGCTTCCTCAATGGCGTTGTCAGCGTTACGAGTGTGTCGTGCCGTGAACACACGACGGGCAGACGCTTGACCTGCGATTACGGTGTTCTTACATACTGCTCTGATTGAGGTGTTAGCAAAGGTGATAGCCGTCTTGCCATCGTGACCATTACGAACTAGTAGGTAACGGTCTATCTTGTCGTTGATACCCGTGGGGTCAATGATGAGTTGCCCCAAGTCAAGAGAACTAAAGAACTCTCTGCCTTCGTCAAGTACGCCACAAGTGTCTACTACTGCGTCCCCCTTCGAAGCCCCGACTATTGCGAGGGCGTAATCCAAGCACTCACGGTTTTGCTGTACGACATAGCGAGTACCTACTGTGGCTAGTCCGTCAAATGTGCCGTCAGGATTTACTCTCACGGTTGCTCGGCTGTCCTCAATAATCACTGGCGTGTTGTCAGGGTTTCTAATGAGGTTGCCCTCTGCGTCTACGACTGCGACCTTCGTTGTGACCACATCAAAGTCAGCCTGCGCTGCTTGGAGCATTGCCTCTGCCGTCTGTAGTCCCTTCATAGGAACACCTAGACGATGCCACGGGACTTCACGGTCAGCATAAGCCATTCTCGCTATGCCCTTGTTGTCTACTTCTAGTGAGTGTGCCATAACGCCTTGTCTCTCGGTTGCTTCGTAGTTAGATTTATCTGAAAGCAAGCATACACTCTGCCCTCTTACTACTGGAGTAAGTGACCTACACCTCTTATTTCACCTGTCAAACACTATTTCCTGTGACACTTGGATTACTTGACCGTACTTCTTTACTAGGTCATCAGTCGCTTCTAGTGTGTTGCCGTGACACCAACGGACTGCGAGACCACTAAGAGTGTCACCTTCCTGAACGATTACTCGGTCAATGTCACAAAAATAACTATCGTCACCTCGCACTGCGACAAACATACAGAACAAAACTACCAAGAAAAATAATGGTAGTAGTATCAGGTCACGCTTCTCGGTTTGCTTCGTGTTGTATTTGCTCATTTGATTTGCCCTTTCGGTAGGTACTAATTACACTAGGGTAGTTTGACCCCTATGTCAAGGATTTCCGATTGGGCATACTGGGTATGACTACTACCCGTAGCACTACCCGTAGTCACTTGCTGGCTTCATATGCGTTGGTAGGTGGCATGTCAGGTGGGCTATGACACTCCGTACCGGGGCTTCGAGATTGCTATTGGCTAGATGGTGCTATCCACTCACCACCACTGGCTAACACTGTCCCTCCACTAGGGGCGATACTCCAAGCGTAGTTACAACAAGGCTTCTCGCTGTACGGACTAGGGTGTGCGCCTCGCTCTATTGACTTGGCTAGTAGTGGGAAGGTGTCTAGCAACTTCACGATACAAGCGTGGCACATACTCCACGACTTCAGTAATTCATCAGACTTCATAATTGCTTCTATGTTGTCTGTAAAGCCATTGTAATAACCAAAGGTTTCGTAAGGCAACCACCAACCATCGTCAATGGCAGTTGGGGAACTGATACTGGCTGGATACATCTCGCCACAAGCGTCGCACATCACTGCGTCGGGTGTTGGATTATTCATAAGGCGTACTCTCCTCGCTTCCTTCGGTAATGGGATACAAACTCATCACTATCATAGTCACAAGGTGACCACACTATGTCGGCTTCACTGAAGGTATCGTCAGGGCGTAAGCGAACTATCACATAGTCAAAGGCATCATCAGCGTTGCGTGTGAGGTACTTCATACAATCTACGAGGGTAGAGCGATACTCAAAGTAATCAGGTAGGTCATAGCGACACATACTCCAAGCGTCACCATACGAGGGGCAATCAACTACTGCGTACCTGCGTCTGTCTTTCTCAACGGTCATAGGGTGAGCCTACGGTATGGGTGCTTCAGATTACTAGTAGTCATAACCCGTAGTGCTACCCGTGCGTCTTGCGTCAGTCATGGTCTTTCAGTTTCATCGCACAATAGACGAGGGCGATACCTGCGAGGCACATCAGGTCAAGCAATGTCGCACCACTCATTGCTCACAACCTACTGCGTCATCACTGTCATCAGTGAGACTGAACTTGGGCATTACGAACAGCGTGTTACCTATGCTGTATGCGTTACGACTTGCGTTATACATTGCGTCAGGGAATAGACGAACCAAGTCAATCGCTGTCAGTGGCGTGTCGCGTAGGTGAACTACGTTTCGTATTCGTGCCATTGTCGTTGTCGTTCGTTTTACTTCGTGCTAGCGATTGCGTTTGCGTAATAGACGTCATCGCACCACTCTGCCAACCTCACTAGGTCAGCAACCAACGAACCTTCGTAGTTGAGTAACTCAGCCAACCCATTAGGCAGTGTTTGTGAATTGCTATCGCCACCTCGCTTCGTGTTGTATATCGCCGTGATGAGTTCACTAGCAACTCTCGCGACATCACTGAAACTATTTGCGTTGTGTACCATATTGTCCCCTTGTCTAGTAGTTATCGTAAGCGTACAGCATAGGTGTATCAGATTTCTAATGCGTTTTCAGAGGGGTCGACGGGGCTCTTTCCGAACACATACCCCACCGGTGGGCACTAACGAGCCAAAATATGGAGTTGCCGGACTTTAAATAGATTTATCTAAAGCGGCTCTTCGAAGTGGTCTTCTTCTTCGCCTTGTTGCGCTCATGCTCCTCAGGGTCGTCTATACGCGTCACAAGCCCTCCTAGGCTCGTCCAGTCGGCTTTCTCTCCCAGGTGGGCCACTGCCGTCTTAATCTCCCAGCGCATGCCTGCGTCGAATGCACAGTCAAGCAGCAGTATGTGAAGCTTGTTTAGGTCGTATATGAGGGTAGGGCTTGAGTTTCCATATTTGAAGTGTTGTCTTATCGCTGCAGATAGCTCTGCGTAGTCGCCTTCGACATGGATGAGGTTTTGTGGTTCTGCTACATCTATTGCAAGGTATCCATATGGCGCATCCATCTTCTCAATCAGCGTTCCCATGAGTCCCCTCATTTTTTGCGTCCCAAAACCGGCCTGCTCCAACTGTCCAAGGAGCAACACGATGAAGCATCCCTCATAGGTGAAGCTTCTGTCATATCCTGATACGCCTGTATGTATGTAGGAAGCAGGTATGAGACCTTCTTTTATCCAGAAGTCGAAAGTCTTGTACGGAGTCTCGGTGTAAAAGGAGAGCTCTTGCAGTGTGAGTGTAAGAGTTTGTTTCTTTTGTAGATGGAGAGCTTTGATTCTCTCTGTGCTCATTAGTGCCATTGTGTTGTTCCTCTAGGTGTAAATATAACAGATGACTTGGAAAACCAGGATAAATTTAACTAGAAGTTGGCGCGCCGTTTTTCTCAGTTTGATTATTGTGGGGTGGCTATAAAATATATAACCGCTTGCTATTGCTGATTAAATTTATCCAATAGAGGGCCAAAATAAAAAAATCGCGCGGGAAAGCCGTCACCTAGATTACAGGGTTGCGTCGTTCTGGTTTAATTTAGCTGACACTCTTGATTGTCTTATGTACTGTGACTTGGCTCCGTTCGCAGCAAGGTGGTCGTATTCTTCCTTTTTGCGAGCTCGTCCCATCAACTGTAAAACATGTTGACCATAGAGGGTTATTCTGTATTGTTCGTGCCCCTTTTTCTCTTCTCGTTCTAGACAGTCAGTCTTTACTAGGTGTTTGAAAGACTCCTCGACATGGCCGACATGGTCTCTTCTGTTGAGTTGGAAACCTCGGTAGTCGGCGCGAGTAAACCAGCCCTTTTTTGTCTTTGCGTAACACATAACGACGTACGCCTGGCTGCCTTGTTTGATTGGTTTTCTATTTGGGAATTGATTCATGGGGGTGAACCATATCTACCGTTTTAGAAAATCACAAGTTTTATTCTGTGTCTTTTGTCGTTTTGTTTGCGTCCGAATACTTGGCATAATGAAGCGTCGATGCGGCATGCTCTGGATTCAGCGTCTTGAGCCACCCACCGATTGACTTCATTAGGACCCCAGGGCCACCAGTGGCGCTACACGTCTTGAATGAAATACCTTCATATTTGGAGATTATATTGTTGATTTTCTCCAGAGTATCTTTGTCGTCCATATTCGATGGTTTTATGTAGTAGCGAAGGCCGCCAAACTTTTCTTTAACTTGGTAAATCTGATAGTTCGGGTCCACTCCGGTCAGTTCTTTGTCGCAATCTATGACCAGCTGATACCAGCCCTCATCAACATCTATTGATTTCCAGTATTCAGGAACTATTTTTTTCTTGAGTTCCTCTACCTGTAGTTGTATCTCATTCATTTGGATACTTCCCGATTAATTTATCCAACTCATCGTTTGTTAGGAACTTTTGAATCACCTCAACAGGCGAAGTGTTTTTGTGCATTATGCACCGCTCTGATTCTCCGAACATATCCAAAACCGTCTTGATTGTTACGTTGAGGTTTTTCATGCCGTCATCCTACTCAGCGCAATGCTTTTCGTAGGCCTTGTGCGCAATTCTGTTTACTTCATCGCTTAGGCGGTCAGCGACACTGCCTGGATTATCCCAACCAAGTTCATCCATAACCATCTCAAACAGGTCGTAAACGGCGCGTTCTAGAAGAACTACCTGCTTTTCTGGCGACCTTGGGATGGGGCCCAGTTTGTGCCCGCCCGTATCCCATTCGCTATATGTGGTGTATGTGTATTCCATTGTTTCTCCTTTGTTTTTATTTGAGTGGGCCCGGTGGGGATTGAACCCACGACCAAGGGATTATGAGTCCCCTGCTCTGACCACTGAGCTACAGGCCCCATTAACTAACGACCACTCCTTCTTCTCATCTGATGCTCGAGCATTCTTTCACTTTTCTCGTATTCTTTGTTCTTGCGTTTTTTAGCTGCATCTTTCAACTCTTTTTGTCGTGTATTTCTCCAGCCACGCTCTTCACTATGAAATATAACGTCTTGATGGTCAGCACAAAATTCAGCATTGTGCTCCTGGATGCTTGAGACATAATTTTTACATTTCCTCAAATGTTTTTTCTGACTAATTGAGTAGAACTTGCACTTTTCCTCACCTGTATTTATTGGACGCAATGAACCAACAACAGAGCCACCATTCTTTGCGCCATGTCTTTCACGACGAACCTTATCCCAGTCCATTTTTTTCATGAGTTAACCTTCTACCAGGACTCGCCATCTTCGTCGAGTGAATAACGGCTGCGGACTTCAAACCGCAGAGGCTTTGTGTTTTCGTAGGCTTCTTGAACGACTGCCATCCCATACAGCAGGACACCGGTCATGACGATAAAAAATATGACTGAACCAAAGCCGAATAGCGCTGATTGTGACATGCCTAGTGCTCCCTTTTCTTTTTAGTTAACGGTCCCATTCAGGACATTCTTCGCACAAACAGGACCAATACCTGCATCAATGCTCTTCTCGTCATCTAGGGAGCGACCGCAAATACAGCACAAACCCGTTTTACGACCAATCTCTATCATCTCGTCAAGCGACAAAGGACGCATATCCCCATCTTCTATCATCCTCGCAATACGCTCATGAGCAAACCCATTATCAGCAACAGTGGCCCATGAAGCCAGGTTCAAACCACGACGACGAATTGAACGCTTGCCTTTAATTTTGAATACCTTATAAATTTGAATGAAATACTCGTCTTTATCAATATAGAGACCATCATCAATAGTCGTCACCCACTTTTTGGTTTGCTCTTGACTCAACCCACCAACCAACTTGGAACCAGCAATCAATTGGTTCTTCGTCAAAAACCCAGCCTTATCATAGAAGGCAACAAGACTCTGGGCAAAGGTGCTCTGGTTGAGTGGGCGAAGGGCCGAAACGATAACTTCTACATCCGGACTTGAAGGCATAACAAAACAATAGCAACGGTAGTAAGGGAAGACAACCCTCCATGAATCCAATAGTGCCCCTGGTTGGAATTGAACCAACGTGGACCGCTACGGTTTCTACACCTTATAAGAGTGAGCCGATACAGGGGCAAGCATTATTTTGCCAACCTTTGTATTCGACCAGTTAGAAACATTAGTAACGCAAGCCTATCCTCATCGGGTGTTTTTGCAACTTTAATTTTATTTTGCATCTTCTTCCGGTGTTTGCTTGTCTTCGTTTTCTTCCACTTCTTCATATGTCTCGTAAACCTCAATAAGGGCATCATTGCCGTTTGTCATACCTGGCTTCTCGACGTTAATGAACTTTCTTACTAATCTACGCACTTTACGGTCTTCTTCTTTTTGTGTATTCAGTAATTGCGGCAAAACATTTCTCGGTGTATCCGTCCGCTGTCTTGTCCATCCCTACTACATCGAAGAGCATGTCTGCAAGGTCGCGTTCTTTTTGGTAATCGCCACGCCAGTTATCTCTGTCGAGACGTATTAAGACATTGTTATCTCGTAGTGCTTTTATTTCGTTTATAACAACAATAGAGAATTGACTAGGGCTCTTTTTTAGTTCTTCAATTATGTCAATCTGGTCTTCTTCTGAACTCATGCTTTTCCTTATGCGTCGTACTTCGGATTAATCATCATGTCCATAACATCTTCTGGCATGAGTAGAAAACCCTTCGCTGGGTTATCTGCTCCACCAAGATTTATCTTATTATTGCCGTTGAATCTTTCCGGGAATGCTCTGAGGTAACGCTTCAAACGAGATACAGACACAACAATAAACGCACCCTCGGGTGAAAATATGTAGACCCACCACTTAGCGGTAGTTATGTTTATACCGCTCTTGTTCCAAACCTGTACGCCGTTGATGTCCCTGTATCCACGTGGGTTCTGGTCGGTCTCAACGACCATTCTCCCATTTCTGTACCTATCACTCTTTACTTCAAACGAGCCATCGGAAAGGTCATCAAGGAAGCCGGAAACAAGAGACTCACCACCTTGCCCGTAAGCAAGGTCTTTCTTAAAATCAAATTTTCGCGATGGTATGTCGAACTCAGCGGCCATGCATTAATCATGCCACCAACGAGCCGAATTGGCAACTTCTAGTTGCCGTAAACTCGCCAGTTACCAAGTTTGCCCTTGGAATTATCCATGATGTACTTAGCCACCCGAACGTTGCAAACTGGGTCCTTAAGACCTGCCATACGCCCATCGACAGAATCTTTTCCACATACGAGCTTTGTTACCGAGAACCAACTTGAGTTGATTTGTAGTAAGCCCGTGTCGTATGACTTGTTCTTGTTTAGATGGTATGTCATATTGCCATTCGCATCCCATTTGGCGTTCTGTGCCTGGGGATTACAGCCACTCTCGCGCCAAGCGATATAAGAGAACACTTCCACTGGCTCAAGCCCATATTCTTGAAATAAAGGAATCCATTGAGGGCAGCGTTTTGAAAGGTCGCTAGGAATGTTGTATACCGAGCTTATTGGGGGCGTTGGAACATTGTTGGTAGGTAGGTTTAGCTTCTGAAGCTTCTCTACGTGTTCGCGAAGGGTTATTGACCCATAGACACCATCAACCCGAACGGTCCCAATCGTTGTCTGAAGCTTTTTAACTCGTTGGCTTTTCTCGCCAAAAGAGTAAACATCTAGCAAAACGGCCTTAGTTTTGGTCCCCTCCACTCTGTCTGGCATGACAACCACGACAGCTTGCTGGGAGGGCAGGGAGGACATCTCCGCCTTCGTTGTTCCTGGGAGGGAAATCCCAAGGGCTCCAAAAAGTATAGAAATAGACCATCCTGTGATTTGCTTCAATGTTGTTCTCCTGAACTCGGCGGATAGGGCAACAAGCTTTAGTAAATAGCTTGCCTATGTCAGTATCGGGTACTTCAATATTACCAAATTATTAAGCAATTGCAACTTTGCGGGTGGCTTAACTATTGACGGGTGGTCTTAATCCCCAATAACGGTACGGCTCTGAAGGGATTGTATAAATCTTTCAAAATTTTCTAATTTTATTGAGGTTTTGAATGAATTTTCAGACTCAATCTCGTGAATGTCGAGATTTAAGGAAAGAGCCACAATACTTGCAATATCTCCACAGTTGTTGGATGCCTCTTCAACTTCTTCTTCGCTCATGCCGTCATCTATATAGAAGTGTAAAAGAACTCCGGCAATATGCTCGACAAGGTTAAGTTGTGCTTCATCTTTTGTTGCTGTCATGGTTTGAATACTAGCAGTGATGGTGGTAGAGTTGCACACATCAAGTCCATCCGGACTGGATACACGTAAACCAAGGAGAGAAATGAACCCAGCACCAACAGTGATTATCGGGAACGTCACACAAGACCCCGAACTCACATTCACAGCAAATGGACAGGCCCGCCTGTCTTTTTCAGTGGCCGCAAATTATGTTTGGTACGACCAGGCAGGCGAGAAGCAGGAGAAAGTATCCTTCTTCAACATCGTCGCATGGCGCTACACGGCAGAAAATGCAGCAAAGACATTGGAAAAAGGAATTGGCGTAATTGTCAGTGGACGCTTAGAACAGCGCTCATGGGACGATAAAGAAACGGGTCAAAAGCGCTCAACCGTAGAGGTTATTGCAGATGAAATTGCAATCAACACTCGCAGCATTGAGGAAGTGACTCGTCGTGCCAAACAGGAGGGTGGTCAAGCTCAGGGTGGTTCTTCCGCACCTGCTCAGCGTCGCTCAAAGCCAGCAGCATCAAATCGTCAGCCAGTAGGCGTCGGCGCAGATGGTGAATCAGAACCATTCTGATTCTTGCTAGTTAATTAAATAAAACCCTCGTTAAATTTGCGCAGAGACGCGGATACGAGGGTTTTTTTTATTTCTTTTTTAGTCTGTTTATTGTTTTTGTAAGTTCATCGCCATCGAATGGCATTGCAAGTGTGTCAACGTAATTTCTGACATCTAAAAGCATGTCTACAACGTCCTCAACCTGAATAGAAGCTTTTGGGTCTTTTGCCATTCTCTTGGAAAGGCTTTGAAGGTGCATCTCTATTGTGTCCATACCCTAAGTATAAACACAAAATTGCCGTCAAGAAAGACTAGTCGCGTTGGTCTTCTGGTGGATATAAAGTCTCGTCGGACCGAGTGTCACACACGAACTCTCCTGTTTTAAAACGAAGTCTCAAGGGAGGGGGCTCTTCTGGTTCAGTCAATTTGCCCACCCATAAATTGTCCCCTACCTTTTTTCGACGGCTTCATAACTTTTGACTTTGATTTTCCGTACTGCAATTCTAACCACTCATCAAAGTCCTCAACGTCGCCCGGCGTTGAACGAACGTACTTTTCATACTCTTTTATGAGCGAAATAAGCTCTTCGTCTTCCTCATTGAACCGCGGCATAACTAATTAGACTTTCTCGCTGACCTTCCAGCTCTTGCGGCTCTTGCTGTATTTGGAACGAATTGTCTACCCCTCTTGCTGCCTTCGATTTTTTTCCGGTTTGTCGCTCTTCTTTGGTTTGCGGATAGATTGCGCCAGGCTTTTGCCGGCAAATACCTTCTCATCCCACCTGGGCGATTTGCTGGCTTGCCATCGCTGGTCTGCCATTTTTCTTTCGTCCAGTTTTTAAGGGAGCGTTGGGTTTTGCTTATGCCGCCCTTGTAGCCGCCGCCAGCTTTTCTATATTGAACGGCAAGTAGTTGGGCTTTTCTTGCCGACCATTGACCGGGTTTGCCACCATCGGAGCCGGCAAGAATGCGATTCTTTATTCTTTCTCTTAATTCTGGTTTTGTGTACGAAGATTTTGCGGACTTTTCACCAAATTCGGAGTCATCAAAACCAGCAAGGAACCCACCAACCGAATGCTCGACCCAATCCTGCGATTGGTCTGTAGATTTGTTTACTCTTTTTGCCACGTCATTATCTCCGTCACAATAGTACGTTAGATACGACCGTTCGTGGCGCTAGGTGTTTATTGCAGTCTCTGACCGCACTTTAGGCAGGTGACAGACCACGGATAGCGCCTAACCGAAGGATGTTCGCATTCAAGCAATGACTTTGCCTTTGCATTGAGTATGTCTCGTATCCACGCCGACATCGTCTTTCCCTCAACTACGGAAGCCTGTCTCCAGCGCTCCCTAACTTCGTCGGTGGTTCTAATGAGGACGGATGTGTTGGTTGGGCCTTCGTCATCCTTTTCTATGGGGCGCACGGTAAGGTCGGTCGTGTCAGCAACAGCCTTCATTGCTGTCTCCAGGTTGCTATCACTCATCTGTGTCCTCTTGTTCTGTTTCTTCCTGAGTGGATACTACCTCAGCATCTACTATGTCAGACTCACCAAGCATTTCTCTGACTGAGCTTTCTGGCAAAACCCCGGAAATACCCATCAATTGCAAAAGCTGTCTGGCTTCTGCCTCTGGGTCAAACGTATTCCCAATCTGTTTTAGTTGCTCTGACCCAGCGAGAGTTGCTTTTATCGTCTCTGTGGTTTTGTTGCCAACGTCCATTTGCACGTTTATATTGGTCTGGTCCATGCCGAGCAGTTTCGTTCTTCTGTCCATTATTGAAAGAACCTGCTGAATTGCTTTTAGGTCTGGCTCAACCGCTATTTCGGTGCCGTCATCAGTCACGATTCTTCTGTGTTGGGTCATAGGCCAAATCGCTTGTTGGAGGTTATCAAGTCGTTCGAGTTCTAGTCGAAGAACCTCCGGATACGCCATTAGCGTTTCCCTGTTCATCTTCTCAAGCTGACGAGATACTGATTTAGAAACAGCGCTTGTTGTCATCCCGAATCTACGAGCTATTTCTGAAGACGATGTGCCAGCTTGGCGAAGTTTGAATATACGCATATCCCGCTCGCCAAGAAACTCGCGAGTTACGATTTTGTTACCTTTGTCTTCGCTCATGTATCCATCTTAGTTAATTATTGGTCAGTCTTCATGTACTCAATGACTTCAAACGGAAATCTTTTACCACGCTTGATTTTGAGGGGCCATTGACGCTGGTCTCTGGCTCCTCTGAAGTGTCTGACGTCGTACACGTAAGGCTCATTTGCCGTTGGGTCTGGTTGAAGAGAAATACCGAATTCGGGCCATCTTGACCATACTGCAGAACCGAATGGTCTCAATTCCCTTGTCGTGATGGTGGTACCCAATGGGGCGTGATGTTCAAGCCACAGAGCACAGCCATACACGGTCCTGATTGTGTCTAGATATTTTGCCACTTCAACAGCGATTGCCTCGGAGGTTCTACCACCAGGGTCGACGAATGATTTGTAAAGTGGGCCCATTACCAGGATTTCTGGTCTAACTCTTTCTATTGCTTCTTCAAGAATTAATCTGTCTTCTGGTTTGAGTAAATCCATTCCAGATGGCTTTGTCAAAACCTCGCCATATATTCGTGCAACATGTCCCTGTTTCATCGCCTGAATAACTATTGCGGATGATGCTCTTCGTATGATTCTCTCTGGGTTTTCCAAGTCAACAGTCAATGTTCGCACAGGCTTCATCTGACCATATGTGAATGGATGAACTCCTGCTGCTGCACACAGTGCAACCTGCCTCGCAAGCATGGTTTTACCGACGCCTTCGGCAGCAACAACGATTACTCGCTCTCCACGTTCCAGTAGACCAGGAATAACCCAGTCGTAAGAATCGTCAACTTGCTCAGATATAAAGTCATTCCACTGTACGAGACGACCAGGGTCGGTTAGTTGGTTTGTCGTTGTGGTCGCTGAAAGAATCATTGACATCTTTGAAACCATTTGGCCCGCACTGAGGTCTTCTCGCCCGAACAGGTCTTGGATTTTTATCAACGCAGAATCAAATACCGATTCTTTCTTTTCCTCTACTGGAGTGTTATCTTCTTCAAATTCTTTTTCAATATTTTCAGATTGTTCTTGCTCGGATGCTCCGTGATAGGTGAATTCATTGAGTTCATCAAACGTGCCACCGGAAGAAAGGTGGTCAGTAATGTCTTTGTTGTTAGGACAAACCCACGCCTGCGCGTCGCATCCAGCATCGGTTAGCGTCTTCAACAATCTAGATGCGTGTTCCATTCCTGGTGTGTCATTATCAGCAATAATGTCGACTGTCGCGCCCGCTAGTGCTTCTGTGTGGATATCAAGCCAATGACCAGCTCCACCCGGCATCGTCGTCGCCACATAACCAAGAGCAGTGAGTGTGTCAACATCTTTTTCACCCTCAACAACCCAAATTGGCTTCCCAGAATCTCTGGCAGCAAGAACAGATGGAAGATTATAGAGAATTTTTGGGACATCAGAAAGAGAGTATGACCACTCTCCGTTTTCCAATGGCTTACGCTGTCTGAATGTTTTTACTCCGTCCTGATTTGTGTATCTTACTTTTTGGAAAAGTAGCTCTCCGGATTCATCCATGTAGTCGTAGGAACAAACAAAAGTAAGTCGCTCTTTAGTAATTAACTTTTTAACATCTTGATTGATGGAAGTATTTTTTTCTTTTTTTACTAATGGCTTTTCATAAATTGTGCTTGTTCCATTTTGGGGCATTATGTCGGAAATAGCCAAACCAACAGATGCACATATCTCGGAGGCATCGCATCCATTGCCTCTATGACAATGCACCAAAACCCGTCCATCGGTGCCTTCGCTTACTGAAAGTGAGGGATTACTATCGTCGTTTCTGCAAGGACAACGAGCCATGAAGTTTCCGCCACTTTGGCGAACACCATCAAGCCTATCTAGAAAATTTTGTACTATCGGCCCAGGGGTTGTCACTGAGTCTCCTCGGAATATTTCTTCATCGCTGCATCCCTGAGTCTAAAATTTCCTTTGTAGGCAAACCCATTAGCGTTTCTACGACCTATTCCTGGCAGGAATATTCTTGCCTCACGCGAAAGGAGTATGTCTCTTTCGCTTCTGATTAATGCTCTTTGAGATTCTGTCTTGCCGCCCCAAATTCCGAGAGGCTCATGGCGAAGAGAGTATTCCAGACAATGCTCTTCAGCAGGACATGAGTTACAAAGTTCAATTGCATCCTTCATGTCTTGTTTGTATTTCTCCCACTGCTCTCGCGGCAATCCTTTTTCTATTAGTGGAAACCACTTCGAAACATCTTGACCCTTGCAACTTCCGTCTGCTGGTGGCGCATCGTAATTCGGCAAAGCTTTATCTCCTTATGTCGGGTTAGGTTTCGAAAGCCTAGCGATATCCGATGAAGAAAGAAATACCAGAGCGTGTTTTACTACAAGATTTCCAGATATGTCTGAAGCGACAATATCTATTGCCTCAAGCGGAATTTTGAATCTTGAAGCTATTGCCGCTTTCATTCTGCTTATGTCGATTTCTTCTTCAGCAATTTTTTCATTTATATCAACATGGACAGGGAGTGCTCCCGCTGTCAATGCTTTCATTTCCCCGTCTTTTTCTACTGCGCGTAGACACCATGCACAAGCTAATTTTGGGGTCGAAGCAGCGCGCGCACGAACCTCTGTATGTCCACACGCAAGAAGGTGTCTATACTCGACTTTTCCCCAAGCACCTTCGCGGCTTATGTTCACGACGTCTTGTCGCGGTGCTTTGCGATGTTCGGTTGTCACAACCCACCATTATGGTGGACGAAGGAGTTACTTCGAGATACCTTTGAAAAACTTTCGCAACCACTTCTTCAGACCGCGAGCGTCAAGTGATACTTGTGCTGGGATGCTGTCGATTAGTTGTTCAATTTTGTCTGCATGTTCTGCGACCTGCTTTGCTGCGACTGCCTCAACAAACTCTTCCGCTTTCACGAAAGTGCTTTTTGGTGCGGCCTTCTTTGGTGCAGCTTTTTTTGCTGCTGCCTTTTTTGCAGGGGCCTTCTTTGTGGTTGTTTTTTTCTTTGCTGTTGCCATGCCGAAGAGACTATCAAATCATTTTGCTTCGCGGGGGAACCATCCTCCCCTACGGGGTTCGGGTAGGACCTAGTCTGTGTGGGTGGAAGGTTCTTACGACAATGATTATAGTAAAATTGCCCTTGCTTTAACCGCCGCCCAACTAGCCAAATCCACCAGTGTGAAAGAATTCGGGATTGGTGAAGACCTTTCAATAAACTTCTTTGGATGGAAGGATGACAATCTCGTCATTGTTTGCCAGATAAGGCAAGACATGATGAAAATAGACCCAGAGCAGCGCTTAGGGCGCTGTGCGGAGCTTTGCAACGTAATAAGGCGTTACTGGGGGGTAACCTCAATAACCATGGTTGCAGAGGGTTACTGTTCTGCGGATATGACAGAAACGGCGGGGTTATCCCTTTCGGCTGCATTCCTTGATTCTTCCTTGCCAGTAAAAGAGTGCATAACCGTAACCAACGTAACACTGGAAGAAAAGGCTGTATCTGATGGTGGGTTTGTAACCACGATAATTGCCGTTCCGTACACATACGAGCTTGGACGTACGGTGAATTGGTTTGAAACACTTATATATACAAATGGTGGTGGGAAGAACTTTAGGAACTCTAAATACCTGCAATCAATGCGCAGAGCCCTCAAAAACAAGGTTGTCACCGACCTCCCTGATGAGGCTTACGAGGAGCTGAGGTCCCTGATTAATGTAAATGGTTTTCATATACAGGAATTTTATTAAACTATAATGTATTGGACATGCCATTTTACGACAACACATACGATGACTCATACGGCAGAGAACAACGTCTATTCGACGATGTAACTATACTTCCGGCAGACAGAAAGCCATGTCTTGTCTGCGGTCACCCGACTGGGGATTGTGCTGGGGATAAAGCATCTCAAACGAAGATAGCTGGATTCGGAGTATTTGAATCGCTGAAGGCTATTCAAACTTTTTTGGTTGAAGAAGATGTTTACGAGGAGAGACAAATAACACCTTTCCTAAAAACAAAAGTATTGCTGTACAAACAGGGCAAGCAGATACCATATCTCGAAGCAGAAAGACTCGGCCTAACCAAAAGCCAAAAAGAATAAAAAGTTAATACGACTTTAGACCCTTTCAGTATTCTCTGCTAAGTTAAAATCGATACCTACTCAAACCACTATCAAAATAGGAAAAATCATGACGTCGCTTGACCAAACATTCGTGGATTCGTATTCCCTAAAACAGGCTCCCTGGGGCTTTAACGGTATGGGGGAGATAGTTTTTCTTCGCACCTACAGCCGTAAAAAAGATAACGGAAACAACGAAACTTGGCCAGAAACTCTTCAGCGTGTAATCAACGGCGCGATGGAAGTTGGTGTTGAGTACACCAAGGAAGAGGCAGAGGCACTTTTCGACCATTGTTTTAACCTTCGTTGCTCTTTTTCGGGTCGTTCTCTTTGGCAACTCGGAACACCACTTGTTCAGAAGCTAAATGCAACTTCATTAAACAATTGTTACTTCACCAACATCGAAAAGATTGAAGACTTCGAGTTGTTGTTCGAATACCTAATGCTCGGTGGTGGTGTTGGTTTCTCTGTAGAGCGCTCCAAGATTCACGATTTGCCAAAGGTGAAACTAGGCGTAACGATTACGCACGAACGTAGTAACGATGCAGACATTATTGTCCCCGACTCACGTCAGGGTTGGAAGCGACTTCTTCATGCAGTATTGAAGTCGTACTTTGATACCGGAAAGTCTTTTTCGTACTCAACGGTTCTTATTCGCGAGTATGGTGCACCGTTGAAAACATTCGGTGGTACCGCATCTGGCCCTGGGGCTCTCATCGATGGAATCGCAGACATTGCGAAAGTAATGCAGAATCGCGAGGGCAAGAAGCTCCGTTCGATAGACGTGCTTGACATTTGCAACATTATTGGTCGTATTGTCGTCTCTGGTTCATCGCGACGTTCGGCACAGATTGCGATGGGTGACCCAGATGACGTTCTTTTCCTTCGTGCCAAAAATTGGGCATCTGGGAACATCCCAGCATGGAGAGCAAACTCAAACAACTCCATTTACGCCGACCACTACGACGAAATCATGACCGAACTCTGGAAAGGCTACGACGGAACAGGTGAACCTTATGGCTTGTTGAATCGTCGACTTGCTCGCAAGTTCGGAAGGCTCGGTGAGGCTAAGGCCGATAACTCAATTGAAGGCTTCAACCCATGCGCGGAAATAGCACTAGCCGACGGAGAGTCGTGCAACTTGGCAACCATATTCTTGCCAAACGTTGAGTCGCTTGAGCAATTTAAAGAAATCTCCCGTTTGCTTTATAAGACACAAAAACAAATAACTCGCATGGCTTATCCGTACGAGAAGACAACGAACATCGTCAGCAAGAACGCACGACTAGGACAATCAGTAACTGGAATCCTCCAGTGTTCAGAAGAGCAGGTTTCTTGGCTGTCACCTGCATATGAGTACTTGCAGGAATTTGACAAGCATTACTCCGCTGAGCGTGGATGGCCGGAATCGGTTCGCTTAACCACGGTCCAGCCTTCTGGAACGCTTTCGCTCCTTCCTGGCGTGACTCCTGGAATCCACCCTGCATTTGCTCCTTTCTACGTCAGACGGGTTCGCTTTGGCTCTTCAGACCCCCTTGTGGACGCTTGTCGCAAGCGTGGATACAAAATCCAGTGGGACATAGGCATTGACGGCAGAGAGGACCACACGCGTTATGTGGTGGACTTCCCATGCATGTCACCGGAGGGCTCAATTCTTGCTTCAGCAATGACTGCGGTAGAGCAGCTTGAGTGGGTCAAGAAGATGCAGACCGAGTGGGCAGATAATGCTGTTTCCGTGACTGTCTATTACCGAAAAGAGGAACTCGGAGAAATTCAGGAGTGGCTCTCAAAGAACTACGACAAGAGCGTTAAGTCGGTTTCATTCTTGTTGCATGTTGACCATAACTTCTCCTTGCCTCCATACGAGGAAATCACTAAAGAGGAGTACAACAAGATGCTCGCCAAGGTTGATTTTTCAACTCCGTTGCAAGACGTTGCTTTTATGGGAGATTTGGACCTCGACAATTGCGCAACGGGTGCCTGTCCGATAAAGTAGAGGCATGGCAGGAAGAAAACCAATTCCAGAAGAAGAACGCTTTTGGGAAAAGGTAGATAAATCTGGACGTAATCCAGATAAACCAGATTGTTGGGAATGGACTGCGAACACAGTAAAAACATATGGCATGTTTTCGTGCAAACGAAATGGAATAAGCGGAAACATTCAGACGCATAAATATATTTGGGAAAAACTAAACGGTCCTGTTCCGGAAGGGCTTGAAGTTTGTCACCTATGCAACAACCCACCATGCGTACGTCCAGACCATTTAGAGGTTGGTACTCGTTCTCACAACCAGCGTTATTCTGTATTGCATGGAAACCATAAGGAAAGCAGAAAAACCCACTGCAAACACGGCCATCTTTACGACGAAGGAAATACCTATTGGAAAATCAGCGAACACACCGGCTTTAAAACGCGTGATTGCAAGACATGTCATAAAAGGTGGAATCAAGAGCGCAGTGAGCGCAGGCGGAAGCAAAAGAAAGAAGAGAAATGACCAAGAGCATGCCACTCATTGAAAGATTTTTCCAGAAGGTTGATAAGTCTGGTAACGATAAATTTCCAGATTGCTGGATTTGGAAAGGTGGAAGGACTAGCAAAAATTACGGTTCTTTCAAGTATTACCAAGACAAGTCGGCGATTGGGTCACATGTATCAAGTTATCTTTTTCATGTAGGAGAAGTTCCAAAAGGCATGCTTGTCCGTCATCGTTGTGATAACCCACCCTGTGTGAATCCAGAACATCTACTTCTTGGGACTAACTCCGACAATATGAAAGACATGTATGCAAGAGGAAGAAATGGCCCTTCGACAAAAAAGCGCACTCATTGTTTTAAGGGTCATTTATTTGAAGAATTTGGCGTGTATGAGCGAAAGAAAAAAAATGGCAGGACCGACCGAATTTGCAGGGAGTGTCAACGTAATAAAGCTCTCCAGAAACGACATAGTCCAGAAACAAGAGAAGCGCTCCTAAAGTATCAGCGCGAGTATCAAAGAGCGCGTTATGTTAAGAAGAATAAAATCTAGCCCCATTAGCTTAATGGATAAAGTGGATGCCTTCTAAGCATCTGATGGGAGTTCGATTCTCTCATGGGGCGCTATGAAACATATAATTCACGTTCATCAACAAAAAATCAAAAAGGGTCTTGACGCAATAATAGATAGAACCTATAAGGGGTCAAAACATAGTCGAGGCTTGACTATACTTTGTCCAAGTTGTGGATGCGATGCAGCAAAAATAGTTCAATCTCAAAAACCTGACAAGTGTGGGGCCAGGGTTTGGATTGAGGCAGAAAGCGTCAGTGAATAAACAACACGGAGAAGGGGCTATGGAAGCACAAAGTTTTGGTTTTGTTCGTCTCGACTCATGTATGGCTGATGATATTTCGGTCGTCAATTCGGCTCGGGTTTCATTTGCTAGGTCGCAGCAAGAGATGGATGAATCCGCAATAGGATTAATCAACTTTCTCATGCGCGAGAAGCATGGGACTCCTTTTGAGCACAATGCATTTCGGTTTCATGTTAAGTGTCCGGTTTTTGTTGCTAGAGAGTGGTTCCGGCACAGGATTGGCTCGTTTAATGAATTTTCAGCAAGATACAGCGAGGTACAGGAAGACTTTTTTGTCCCATACCAAAACGATGTTAGGTCGCAGGTTGGCAAACCGGGGTCATACGAGTTCCTTCCGGTCGGTGAAGACGTTGCCGACCAGGCGATAGAAATAATCAATCAAGCAAATAGCAGCGCGTACGAGTCATATAGAAAACTTATAGATATTGGCGTTGCAAAAGAACTATCAAGAACTGTTCTCCCGGTTGGTATGTACACACAGTTCTATTGGACGGCAAACGCTCGCTCTTTGATGAATTTTCTTTCGTTGCGGTTGTCTAAAACAGCGCAACTTGACATCAGGGGGTACGCAAAGTCCGTAGAGGCTATTTTTGCAGAAAAAATGCCTGTTACGCATAAAGCCTGGGTTGAGAATGGGATGAATTGCCCTTAGGCGTCATTTAAATTTATCGCAATTGTAAGTCCTGGTAATAAGACTTACTATTGCTATGATGCATTATGAGGGAGCATCCATCTAGGTGGTGCTGAAACTGACTCTGTCTACCCTCACTCTGGCGAGTAGCTCAGTTGGCAGAGCAGCGGACTGTTAATCCGCTTGTCGTAGGTTCGAGCCCTACCTCGCCAGCAACTAGTATTGGCTAAACCACGGAATGGTGGCAGAGAGGCTTATTGCACCTGTCTTGAAAACAGGAGTCCGTTTGCGCGGACCGGGGGTTCAAATCCCTCCCATTCCTCCATGTATGTTATTGTTTTGGGCACGCAATAGCATCAGCGGTAGAGCACTCACACTATCTAGTGGGAGGTTCCTGGGTTCGAGCCCCAGGCTGCGTGTCTAGCCCTTTTAGCTCAGTGGTAGAGCACCTCACTTGTAATGAGGTGGTCCTCGGTTCAATCCCGAGAGAGGGCTCCAAGTGATGTAGAATTCATTCCCCATGGGAATAACTATTTACAGGAACCAAAGGATTGGCAAAATACCGCCAACCCCTGCTGTCTCGATAGTCGACGAATCAGTCACCCCGGACAGTATCAAGTCACTTATTGAGTACGGCTCGATGCTCGGCCACCCAGTCTCCTACCTTCAGGAGCAAGATGGTCGATTAATTCATAACTTGGTACCTGTTCACAAAACAGAGTCTCAGCAGATTTCGACATCTTCCAAGGTTGAGCTGGAGATGCACACAGAGTCATCCTTTCATCCATACCGGCCCTCTTATGTCCTGCTGCTCTGTTTGCGCGGCGATGAAGCCGTAGCGACAACATACGCCAATGATTTTGATATAGTTCCAAAGTTGAGCCAAGAAGCAGTTTCCATACTTCAAAAAGAATGGTTCACAACACAAATTGACCAAAGTTTTAGGTCGGATGGGCAGCCAGATATTGATGTCCGCACGTCGATACTTGAAAGAATAAGCCAAGATACAAATTCCGGCTGGAAAATAACTTACGATTCGTGGTTTATGAAAGCCGTTGGAGATGGAACCGAGGAGTCTCGATTGCAAGCCGAACGGGCGCTACTGGAGATGCGCGAGGCGGTTGATTCTTCCACCAACGAGGTAGTCCTAAAGACAGGTGACTTATTGGTAATAAACAATGATTGCACCGTTCACGGAAGAAAGCCATTCCAACCGCGATATGACGGAACCGATAGATGGGTCCAGAGAATGCTTGTGGTTCGTGAAATGCCACCGGCAGAGCATGTTGATGGGCACATGATTATCACCGAGTTTAAATAGTGATGGATTTTGATGTGATGCCACGTTCAGAGAATCATCTTTATCAAATTGCTGTCTTCCAATCTAGGTACAGCGGAATATATGAAGGTGGAGAATGGTTCGCGATTGGAAACTTCAAAAGTTTCGACGAAATAGGGATTTCAGAATACCTCTTTGGCGATGATTGTGATGCTGTCGATTTTTGGATGTCTGAACAATCAGAAATGATTGGAGTTGGAAGCACGCCAGACGCTGCAGTCAAGAACCTCTACGAGCGACACACAACCAAGGGCGAACCTACTCAAACATCTCTGGATTAATAAAAGTCATCTTGTCCCACATTCTCCTTAGCAGTGGGACCGAAGCAGCCACAACAAATAGCGCAATAGCTACAGCGGCCATCAATGGGTTATTTTTTCCAACTGTTGGCTTATTCAGATTCATGATTGGTCCCATCTATTTTAGAGATACTGTTTATAGGTTCATCTTATAACAAGATTACACACCATAATGTACGTTATGTTCTACATCATCTTAATCCTAACAATAACAGCAGTATTGTCCCTACACGCATACCTAATGAAGACCGTAGAGTCGTACGATAGCTACGCTGGTGGCTCGTTCCGCGAGTGGCAGGATTTCGAGAAGCAAAAACTAGGTTTGTAGACTATCTAACGTATATACCTATACGTTCCAACTCGGTTCCTTCGTCGCTAATAAACTGATAGCCATCCGGTTTTGGGTCTGGCTCATCTTTCCATACAGGAATCATTGAATCATTGCCGTAAGCGAAGTCTGGATTTTCCCGCAGGTGTATTTCGATTAGTTTTCCGCCAATAAACTCGCAGTTGATTGTTCTGTAATGAAGTGGGATGAGCCCTATGAACTGTGGTAATGGGTGCCACTTATCTGTTTTTTCCCATTTGGTAAACCTTTGATATGGGCGCTCTAGATGCTTTGTTCCGACTGTTTTAAGGATTGGCTTGTATCCCCTGTAGTCGACGCTTAAGTGCTCACCCTCAAATACTTCGCACCAGAATTCTCCTGGATGTAGGAGCTCTGTTGTTTTTTCTTCTATGTATATTTTTCTTGCTTTTTCACCCATTCCCTCTATGTTCGTAACAGGCTTCACGAAGTATTCACCCGGTTTTGGAACCGGGGTTCCGCGTGGACCACATATGTGTCCGGAAAGTCTGGAAACAATTAGTTTGTCGAATACCCAAAGATGCTTTGTGTCGCAGTTAAGCCATGCTTTTGCCTCTAGTGAGAGCTCCACTTCTATGGCTCAATAAAGATGCACTCACCAGGGCACTCTTCTGCTGACTCAATAACGTCATCAAGCCTGTCGTCCGAGAAGGATGCCAAACCAGCTGCGCCTTCTGGGTTCCCCGCAGCGGCCGCATAAATCTTGTCCCCTTCGCGCACATACGCAAGACCGTCTGGCATCATGTGAAACACATCTGGCGCTATCTCCGCGCATAGACCATCTCCAGTGCATAGGTCTTGGTCAATCCATACTCTCAATTTTTGAATTCCGCCCACGTTTTGTCGCCAACGCCGAAGTATTCACGAGCATAACCAGAACCAATGATATCCTTATTCAAACACGCTGTTGTTGGGTCGTCTATTTTGTCCGAGCTATATATTCTTGCAAGAACACGCCCATACTTGTCGTTTTTGTCTGGAATTGTATTTACAAAAACCCACTTGTGATTAGTCAGCCAATCCTTGGTGAATGACTTGGCCTTCAAACCAAGTTCTTTTTCTGCAAGGTCTTTCGTTCTTGATTCAGGGGTGTTGACTCCATATAAGCGAACACGAATCTTGTGATGCACGCTGAACCCTAGGTCGACCATCAGGTCTACGGTGTCACCATCCACAACATTGAGGACCGTAGCCCCATACCAGAAGCGTTCCATTTTTTTTTATTCCTCAGACTTGTTTTTAGAATTTTTGTATCTATCTAGAAGTCGTCTTCCTTTTGCGGCCAGCTTTGCAGCATCTTCTGCATTCTTGGGGACTCTTTCACCCCATGCCGTTGCTGATAGCGCCAAGCGCGTTGCTCTACCCTTTTCGTCAACCATTGGTCCTGATGGGTTTGTAAAAAATCTTGTCAAGAACGAACCCTTGCGACGCATTTTTTCTGGTGTATCAGCAGCGCCCTTTACACCCGGCTTGAGTTTTGAGCCTTCGATTCTATTAAAGTACGCTCTACCGGCTGCAGTCAAACCACCCTTTGGGTCTTTTAGTTTTGGCTTTGCAGATTTTTCATCAACCGGGACACAGTTCGGAACCTTTTTGCCGCTCTTGCCAATCTTCATTCCAACTTGTTTGTATCCAGGCCAACACGGACCATCTGATGTCTTAGTGTTTAAATCATCTGGTAAACCAGAACCATCCATATAGCTATCAAAAACTTTTGAAGAGTAATATTCATCGTAGATTGGCATCAAGTCTTCTGCATCCACATCGGTCGATACTTCTACCTTGAGGTTGAGTAGTTCTTCGAAAAGTTGGTCATCATTTAGTTCGTTCATTGCACAATTCTCCCATATTTCCTGTAATTTAGGCGACAACAAATAATAACACTAGCTAGCGTCAACAATCATGTGAATCCTGTGAGTGGAGCCATTGTTATCAACTTTGTGAACCCTGTTGGTGTTGTCTATCACCCAAATCTCCCCTGGTTTTAAATTCTTAGAAATGCCACCAACCGTGAATGTGCAGGAGCTATTCGTAACGATAGGTACGTGTATTCTGTGGGTGTTTCTAGTGACTATCCCCTGGTCTTTATGTGGCTTAATAATCCCTCCAGGGTTCATCCTTGTCAACATCGAGGACGTTTCTGAAACTTGACCAATGGATTCTCCGACAATTTTGCATATTCTCATTATGTCCGAACTGAATTGTTCGTAATGTTGGTGCTTTTCTGGACTGTACTCATTGGACTTTGGGGAATACTTCAACGGGATTGTCTCGGTGTGATAACTGGCTATTCCCCCTGTGTTTTTTCTACCCTTATATTCACTCCAATCTAGGTCATTGAAGGATAAAACCTTATTCAATAGATTCTGAAAGTCTGGGAAAATTCCTATATATCTAAATGCTTCATTTTCTTTCATGAAATCATCCTATATAAAGCAAAAACCTCACGCCCCCATTACTGGAAACGTGAGGTTTGCTTTTACTTGGTTTGAATTACGCTTCTGGAGCTCCGTCGAAGTCAATCGAAACGAACGCTTCTGGACGCTTAACAGCCAGAGCAAGTCTCTGTTCTGCAAGAATCACGATTGCGTTGCGCACGAAGAAGTCTGAGTGCTGTTCCGAAATTCGGATTGAAGCCTGCTCGCGGTCGTACAGCTGTGCAGCAGTACCGAAAGCACCGACGAGGCCGGTTCCTTCTGCCATTGCTGGAGTGTCGATAACTGGCATTCTCCAAACTCGTGGCTCGCCACCCATTGCAACCGAAACTGCGATGAGGTACTGGCCTTGTGAGTCCTTGGTCAACTCGATGTCTTCCCAATCGTTCGGGTGCAATACGACGCCCGATGGCTCGTAGTAAGCCAAGAACGAAAGTGTTGCAGCACGACGGATTGCGTCAGCCTTGGTGTCTACCACTGGAAGTGTTGCACCATTTGACCAGGCATATGACTGGATGTTTGGTGTGTTCATAACGCCCAAGAGGTTCTCGCCGACGCCGTCGCCATTGAGAATTTGGTTGTCTTCCAACAAGCGAAGGCCGTACATCAACTCGTTGTCGATGATTGAACGCAGCTGTGGCTCATCGGCAAGGACGTTGCGGTGTGCAGCTTCCCAGTGTGCCAATGTGCGAACAGGTGCTTGCTCACCAACGAATGAGAACGATGACTGTGGCTTCAGCGCGAATGCACTGTTTCCACCGTTACGCTCTGCAACAGTTGAAGCTGAGTTAACACCAGCAGCGAAGCCGTAACCCTCCTGGATAGGAGTGGTGAAGCCGAGCTGACGGAAGTACTCGATAACAGCAGCAGTTGTTGTGCGAACTGGGAACAAGTCACGAACACGCTTTGTGCGCATTGGCTGTGTAATCATCGCATCGCGTTGCACTGAACCAAACGAACCGATTCGGCTGTTTGCTACGTCAGTGCCAGGAAGTGCTGAGTACACATCTTTTACGTTGTAGTTACCAGCTGTGAATGAAGCCTTTACTTGCCATGGTGCAACCATGTTTGCGCCGTTACGGCCGTTTGCGAGAGTCTTGAATTCAGCTGAGTCCAAGAACATTTCGCCGATTGACTTGATTTCACGGCTGGAGAGTTGTCCAACTTCTGCACTTGCTGCAGCAAATGAACCTGCAACACTCTCTGCTGGCTGTGAAGCCCAAGAATCAACGCTGTTCATTGTCTCCATGCCTTCAATCAAGGACTTGATTTCCTTGATGTCTGTCATGTTCTTGTCGAACGCTGTCTTCTGCTCTGAAGTAACGACAACTGTGCCGTCTTCTACACGGAATGAATCCGCAATGGCCTTATTGTCGGCCATTTTTCCACGAAGTGCACCTTGCAGTTCGTTTAATCTTGAATTGTCTTGCGACATGATTTGCTCCTATTAGAATTGATTGAGGGTTGGATAACTAACTTGTAATCTGGCTTAGGTAAGCACCCAGCCCTAGATATATAAAGTAACAGAGATTTACACCTTTTAGTGGAACTACTTTATTTGTAAACAAAAGTGTGTAAATAATTAAATTAATCTTCTGAAAGTTCCTGATGGATTGATTTTTTTCTTTTCAGTTTTCCCAGCTCTTCTCGTAGAACTGTTCTTATTACACTTCTTTCCTGATTGGCTCTTCCTCTACGTCCGAGCGAAGTTGAGCCAGCCAAACGAGAATAATCGCTCATATTTGTACATGGCATCCATACGGCTCTTCCTGTTTTCGAGATTCTCCTACTTATGCCAATGCACCCCATCTGACGCGAACGGGCACGGGCGGATTCAGGGTCGTTGAATACGTCTGGGTCATTATCTCTTATGTATTCAGGTCCGGTCATTGCCGCTTTGGCCATGCTTGCACCGAACATGTTCATGGTCGGACCACCAGAAATCGCAGAACCACTTGACACCCCAGACCCAACATCCTGTGGTGCCGAGAATTGACTCTGACCAGAAGTTACTCCAGGGCCAGAACCATTAATTCCTTGTATCGGCCGTTCCCGAAGTTTTTCCCAGCCATCCCTTCGCTTCTTTTTCTTCTTGACAGGAATTTCATCTTTGACGATAGGGCTTTGTGCGGCAGATTTTTTTATCCAGTCATCGCTCTCGGCTCGCATCGATATTTTCTTAAGTGACTCCGGCGATGAACAGGGAGCCCAGTTGCCATCCTCGTCCTGATGTGCGCCTCGGCAGCCAACCATCTCGGCAACTCTTAGTGCCTCAATCTTTTTTACTAGAGCACCAGGCATTTTAGAACCTCTTGAATTTCTGTTCTAAAGCTTTGCCTATTCTTGTTGCTGAATCGCTTTTAGCTCTATCAGATATGGATTTGACTCTTCTAAGCGAGCGGTTTGTTTTGCAGCCAAATTCAGCTTTTTCATCCATGAATCTTGATATTTTTCGCGAAGTCCCAAAACCTGCTTTTTTCTGAATTGATTCAGAGTTAAATGATTTTCCATATTCTGCCCTGCCATCGACAAACAGGCCGGATTTGACATCTATTCCTATTTTTTTACTCTTTGCTTCAATAATCAAGGACGTATTTTTTAAAGAGTTTTTAAAGGATTTGGCCCTGTAGCCAATTTTGTTGATTTGTGGGGTCGGTTTCGCTTCTATGTCGGATTTGTCTGATTTTGTTTTTATAATCACGCTTCTTGGAAATACTGTCCGCCCAGAGAAAACAGTGTTATTTTTCAAAGTCTTCGAAACAATCTCTTCGGAGAGAATGTCTATCTCCACCTTGTTCGACGCTGTTTTTTCAATTATTGAATTTGCTACATTTTCGCTTACTTTTTTGAAAGCTGTTATTTCGGTCCAGTCTGGAGTGACTATTTCTGATTCATTCGAGAAGTTTGAATTTGCACTTTTTGCCCATTCTGCCCCCATTTCATGAAAACCGTAGAAAGACAGCGAATCATTACTTTTCACAACAATCGCAAAAGGAGTGTTTCTCACTACATCTTTAACTATGAGTATTTCAGGCATTTTTTCCACCTTTTAACATTTCGACGATGCTCCTCTTGCTATTTGAAAGGGTCTCAAGTCTGTTTTCGAACAACTTTTCAATTATTGAAAGGTGGGTTTTTTCTCCAGGCGACAGGCCATCTCTCTCGAATCTTCTTCTTAACTCGTTCATCTTGAATGAACGTGCTCGCTTCAGAAGTGATTCAATGTATTTTCTGTAAGCAATCTGCTGGTCCTGCTTGAGCTGATTGTAATATTCTGAATAGCCAGGACCACCTACTCCTTGATAGAACTCATCAACGGTCATCCTCGTGCGCTTTGCTATCTCTATCTTGCTTAACTCAATTAAGCCTGATGTCGTATTTTGAGCGAGCATCGGAGAAATACCCTCGGGTGTTTCTAGGGGGTATATGGAAGAATTAGGCCTATCTCTTTGGTCAGTCAAGAAGTCAGAAATCATTATTCTTGCAACGTCTTCTGGTTTGAGTTCTGAGAATTTTGCGTCAGGCCTGAATTTCGAACCCTTCAGTGCTGTCTCGACATCTTCCCTTAAATACGGTCTCTTGTCTGATGGTTTCGATGCAAAAATTACGTCTGGTGACTGCATGCCCAGATGCTGCTGTAGGTCTGAGGCAAATCGTTCTGCGATGTGTTGGTACTTATTGGGAGATGAGTATAGAAAATATTTGTTTTCCCCAACAGTGATTAGCGACTGATTATTCGCAAGCCTTCTTGTCTGTATCATTTTGCTGTCAGCGAGAAGTTTTGGCATTATCTCCGGTGACACCAATGAGAGGGAACCTCCCGTGGAGAGGTGTTCGATTGCCGCATCAAGTGATGTTATTTTTTTACCATCTTGCGCATTCGATAATGACTCGCGAGATACTGTGCCACTTTCACCGACGGGTTTCTTGGCCTTCATCTTTCCAGAGAAAGCTTGGGAGGCCCATCTTTGCTTTCCATTTACTATTTCATTTGGATTTTTTATACCGATAAAATTTTCGCTGTACCGTATTCCGTCGCCAGTTTCATCTGCAACCATTTTCAATCGTGACGCAGGGTCGTTTGTTTGACTGGACTCAATTGCCGTATTTACCGTTCTGCCGAGCTTTCTTCTTTCGCCAACAGAAAGTTTCCGCGCCTTTTCAAGGGTGAGAGTAGAGCCACCTGGCATAACGTAAACCAATGAACGGACTCCGGTATTGGAAAGTAATCCCAATTCATCGTTACCTATGTCTGCAGGGGACTTGGCAGACAAGATGTATGTTGCGCCTTCCATGTCTCTGTTGTCCGGTATTGCTCTAAGCACCTTCGGTGGAACGACCGGTTCCAGAACGAACCCGTCTCTTCTGACCATTCTGTTGGCCTTGCCATCAAACCCGCCTATTTCGGAGACCATGTTTTTTACTTGTTCTGCAGCCGAACGTGGATTGTCGAGTGAAACCTTTGGTATCTGTGGTTTTCTTGAATCAATCAAGTTTCCAGGAATGTCTCCACCAGTAATTGGTTTTCCTGTTACTGGTTTTGGTTGCGCGCTACCCCTTGCGGCCCTGAGCAGGGCGGCCGCAATCATTCTCAACGGAGATGGGATATCGAATAGTTTTGCCCCACATGTCGAAAGACGTGAGTCGGTAAATCTTCCACCGTATTGATATCCTTCTGGACATCTGTAGCCACGATTCTGCCCTGGCTTTGAACCACCGACACCACCCGGCTTGCCTGGAGTGAGTGTTCTATAGATTGCCGAGCGAACCGGGGAGCGCAATGGGTCAGAATCACCAGGTATGGCAAGACTGGCAAGAGTAGAACCAATCCTTGATGCTTTTGTTTGTATCTCTATAGAGTCAAACGCGCTCTTTCGTTGAATTCTGTCGGTGCCATTTCGCTTTGACAAAGCCTTGAATGAAACAACATTCTCTAAAAGCTTTAACTTTGAACGCGCAATATTGTGCAGGTTCTTTGCATCGATATCTGCAATTACAATTCGCACCACTACAACGCTACGTTCTGGGCAGCACGGCAATGAGCCGTTAATATCACTCATAATCACCACCGCAGCACTCAGCTGACTTACGTTCAGATGGGGTTGAATACTTAACGGTTTCGCCAGTTTCGTCTTCCCCTTCCATTTCCCAGTTGTCGTCATTCCTTAAAAATTCAGCGAACTTTGGTTCCATTTCGATGAAGTCACGGAGAACACTGAATGCATGAAGTATGTCTGATTCAGTAATAACATCCTTTGGCTTTTTCGAATCAGCGCCCTTGAATTCGTGAAAGAAAACATCTTCCTCGTTTAGCGAATCGCTCAATGACTTTTTTGTTGTTCGTTTTGCCGCACGGCTGAGGTGACTGGAAAACTCCATGTTTGTCCAGTTTTCCTTTCGCAGTTTACCGCGGCAGTTCTTCATGCCTGGATGATGGCACCCCTCGTTTGGCCAAAGACCAGTTGTTTCGTGATGCAGCCACGCGCAGATGTTATTGAGTGGATAGAGCTCTGGATGGTCGGCAAGGATTACTCTGCAACGACGAAATCCGCCTGGCTTGCGCATGATTGGTCGCCAGTAGCGCAAAAGGCGCTCAAGGTTGCCCCTCCGTGGACCATAACCGCGAAGGATGTCTCCTGAGATTATTTCCTGTGGAATAATACCGCCAAGAGGGTCAGCCTTAATTACATTGTCATCAAAATCCATGTTCACGGCTTCCCTGCTCTTCTCTTGTGGAATTGTCCACCTTATAATCTATCATTTTAATGAGACTCTTGTTATTCATAAAGTCAATAGCGCGAGAGTTCTTCTTTTCTATCTTTGTTTTTGTTTCGCCAACTGTTGACAATGGATTTATCCCGTCAAGAATCGATTCATCGACTTCTTTTTCCTTCTTGATAAATGTTTCGAACCATTTGCCTTTTGTTGGGTCTTTAGGCGCATCCCAGAGAGAGCGATGAAACTTTGTGTTTCTTATCTTTTTTAAATCTTGAGCTTTTGAAGCCCATGAGAAAAAATGAACCTTGACAGTGGAACCGTCCCCCCTCACAATCGCGCCGTCCTTCTGTCCAGCTTTGGCCTCGATGTCGTAATAAACCTTATTCCCATCAAACGTTCCAACGAGTATCGCCTTCATGTCAATCGACCACCAAATCGAGTTGTTGGCCTTTTCTGATGCTGTCAAGCGTTGACTTTAATTCTGCATCAATTTCGGCGTCGATTGCTTTCTTCAGTATCTCATCAACTCGTGCGTTTTGATTTGCAGTTTTGTCGTATGAGCGTGGATTCTCGATATTGATTCCTTGTGGGTGGGCGAACTTGACGTAACCAATACCCATTCCCTCGTACTGTTCTTTTATCTTTTTTGCAGTACGGTACTCTTTGAGCTTGGTCATGCTTGCTGTATTTATTGGTTTTCCTCCAGACATTGAGTAAAAGTATGCAATCTCTTCTGGGGTGAATCCAAGCTTTTCAAGTTTTGATTTCATTGAGTTTTGACTTACAACATCTGATATATCTTCGGATTCTGCAATCTTTGAAACTTTTGAATACGGATAATGTATACCTTCTACTTCGTTCTTTTTGAAACCGCCGAGTATTTGTGCCTCAAACGGCTCATGCCCTCTTGCTCCGGAGTCAACCATTCCAACTGGGGACATCTTCCCGTTCTCGTCACGTGAAGCACCAACCGATGAAAAGTTCTTGTCCATTTTTGCGCCAAGCAAATGGAGCATGGCTTCTGTGTTTTGCTCCTTCGAAGAGATGCCGTCAGCATTGAACAGGGCATCAGCAATGTCGTCAGCGTCTGAGGAGTTCATCGAAACAGGCCTGTGCGCTGACTGAAGGGCTTCGCCGCGACCGTATGAAGTTCTGTCTGACACCTCTGGCTTGAGAATCACTTCAATTTCGCCAAGGGCCGTAAGTCCGTCTCCAACAACGTCGGTATCGCCAATCTCGAATATTGCATCACTACCAATATTGCCTTTTCCTGATGCCGCAATTTGTCTCTTCTTTTCTTCGTTGTGTGAACGGTGCACTACATAACCGCTGACAGGTTTAGCCGAGTTTGGGGTTGATTTACTAATACCAATCCTGCTGTTGTATTCACCCCTGAATGCGTCAGCAGAGCGGCCGGCTCTTTTTCCAGAACTAAATGGGTCACTGAAGTCATCAAACTCTGTCTTTGCTGGTTCGTAGGTGTTGTCGTCGCTTCCACTAAATGAATCAGTTGCAGATTTACTATTTTTGCCTCTCCTAAATCTTTTTCCAATTTTTTCGCGAGCCGAGTCGACAACCTCGCCAGCGTTGGTAACAAATTCGCTCCCTGAGGCACGGATAACATCGCCGAATTCATCAAGTCTCTGCATGTTCTCGTCTGTCGCTACTCGCTCGTCAATGAAATCAGATGCAACCGACCAAGCATCTGCAAGCTTGTCGACAACTGGGTCGGGCAAGCCATTGGGGGCCACCCTGTTTACAGCCTGCATCGCTACGTCCATTTGTTGCTGCGTTATCTTTCCTCTTTGAACAGCTTCCTCTAAACCTCGCTCTGCGATTTCTCTTCCAGCTCTCCTGGATACATCCACAGCAAGCGCTGTTGCGAAACCAGCAGGCCCACCAGCAGCAAGAGCACCAGCCATATTCATGCCGTACTTAACGCGTTCGCGGGTATCTTCGTCTGCTCCTGAGCGCTTTAGAACTGCGTCCAAGACTCTTCCAGTTGCACGACCGCCAGCAATACCTGCGACTCTCTGTGTTCTACTTGTACCGCTTCTCGCTCCAGAGGACAATCGTCCAGAATCAGAACCAGTACCACCGGCAAACAGCTCTCCAAGTTCGCTCAACTTGGATGAGTGATTGATTTTTTCTGAACCGATGTTGTATTTTTCTGCCAATGAGAGCATTAATCTGCCGTGACCACGACGGTGGTAATCCTCTGGGACGAGTACGTCCGAGATGGTTAGCTTGTCTTGATTGCCGAGCTCTCCGCGAATGTCAGTTCTTGCGTAAAGGACCCCAACCTGCGTTCCGTTTGACCTCATTCTTACCGTGACGTTCTGTACCTCTCTGTCATCAAATCGGGTCTCCAATTCTGATTCTATTGATACCTTTATTGCGTCCCCGTTTTTGTCTTTTACAGTCAGCTGTACGTCTCTGCTTTTAATGCGATTCGATTCTTTGGAAACAGATAGCTTGTCTTTGTCTACCGCTACGGAAACTGAATTAATGTCGAGTTTGACTCTATTCTTTTCGATTCTGTCAATTACGCTGTTTATATAGTCCCAACGACGACCACCAGAACGTTCAGCATCGCCTACGGTTGAGTATGGGGTCAGGTCTCTATTGATAACCTTCAACAAATCATCATTGACGGACATTCTTGCTTTTGGTAGTTTACTGCTGGCATAGCCAGTACTACCATTCTTTTTTAGCAGTTCAAGAGTCTCCCCTTCTGAAGCAACCACTCCAACGTCATAGAAATTGATTTTTGTTAAGTCATCAATATCGTTGAGTATTGTTGCGATTCTCTTAAATTCTGGAACATCGTAGTAATTATCTATCGACTCATACGTGTCACCCTTATTGAACCATCCTCCTCTATCGATAAATCGTTTGAACTCCCTATCAAATATCAAATCCGATTTTCCAACACCAAAAATTGGATACCATTTACCTGTTGGATTTTCTTTCCCGCCTTTACCAGTGCTCTGATAGAACGGTATTCTTATTCCGTTTACGTCAACTAAGACCATGGGTCTTCCAGCAACTGAAAAAATTGGCGACTTTATCTCTTTGCCTGTTTCTGAATCAATCAAATCTACTTCTGCTATTTGCAAATCCAGATTCCTCAAATATTTTTCTGCATCACTAACTTTTTGAAGTTGTATTTTTCTTTTTTTCAGCGAAACCCTTGCACCTGATGAAAGTTTTACTGATGAGGAATTAGAATCGCTAAGCGGTTTTCCTCTACGAGCACCGAGGACTGAAGCGGGCGTTACTTCGCGTCCTTCTCTTTCCAAACGTATTGCTCGAGCCATGAGGGCATTGGTTGCCTTTCCCCACTCATTTCGTTTTGCATCCTCGCTGGTCAGCGGGTTGTATCCTCCCTTGGGGGCAGAAACACTAAATATTGGTTTAACTTTTCCAAGTATTTGCTTTTCCCCAAGCGAACGAGGACCGAGGTCGCTCGATATGACAGAAGTGTCGGTGACGAGGTAGGCAGAACCCCTAAGGGTCCTCATCCATCTATCCAGGAATTCCCTATCCTTGACATCGTCATACTGTGGGCGTTGGCGCAACTTAGCCTCTACTTCGGTTCTGTATGTTGCAATATCTTTCGGAATAACCGAGCCAGCATTTCTACCAAAGTAACCATCCGTATTGACGGGTTCAGATGCCGGATAAGCACTGACAAAACCAAATTTTCCCGCGCCTTGTACCGCTTCAAGGGTCTGCTCGTTGTTCTTTATTTGTGGTTTAAGTGACTCTAACTCAGAGTTTATCTTAGACAATGCCCCAGCGCTGCTCATCCGGGTTATGTCGTATGCAATTCCTTCCTTAAATCCGACCGCACCCAGACTGGTTGTATCGACGTCCAGCAATTTATTGAGAAACGCTGCTTCAAGCGCGTCTTTCGGTGTGTAGGTTTTTTCGCCTTCGTTGAAGGACTTCAGTATTGATTCGGAAGACGTCAATGACTCCTTCAGTCTGTCGTTATCTCTTTTTAGATTGGATATTTGGTTTTGATTTAACGCACCCGTATTTCCAACCCCGCCCACGGCACCCAACTCCTCGCCACCAGTGGTCTTGGATGGGTCCAATACACCTCCATCAAGTTCTGATTGACCGACATGTACAACAGAACTCCCATAATCTTCTGGCGCTAGCTGTTCGTACTCATCAAGGAGAAGCTGAAAATCATCCGGAGTGATGTCTTCAATATCTAGCGTATTTTGTTGCGCACGAACTTCTTTTGTTTTTGCAAGATGTTCAGCAAGAACAATTTCTTTTTTAGACCTATCGAGTTTTTCTTCTGCCAAATTCACCAAAAACTCTACACTTCCAAATCTTTTTTCTATTTCTTCTTTGGTTATGTTTACTGGTGGTGTATCTGCATCGAACTTTCCGATATCCCTTTTCCAATCAGGATGGTTGGTTATAACCACCCCAAATTCTTCGCCCCTCCATTCCCCAGTTCTTTCTAGAACATCAAGTGCTTTCTCTAGATTAGCAACTCTTTCCTTGGCTTTAACGGAGCGTTCTTGCAGTTCCGCGAGATTCGACTCAGCAGTGGGGAATGTCTGAGGAGAGTCGCTTCTTTTTCCGGAAGAAAGACCAGGAGAGGAACGCCTAGTCGCTGGATTAAGCCTTCTCTCAAGTCTTCTTCCAATTGCTCCACTCTCTAGAACGATGTCATCTGTTTCGGTTGGTAGCAGTTCTCCATCGTTGGCAAACTTCGTAAGTTGACTCTCAGTCATTCTGACACGAGGACGCTTGTCTACACCGGCATGGAATTCCGAAGCAGCGTCTTCGATATCTTTAATCAATGCTTCAGGTGACTTTCTTGCTATTTCGTTAGCAACGGCAGGGTCTAGAGAGTCCCTTGACATGTCGTTCGTTACCTCGGTAGGGCTCTCGCCAGCAAGAATCTTCTTTAGGTCACCCATCGCGATTTGCGCCCTACTTGTTCTAACTTCTTTTCTTTGCTCGCGTGTCTGCGGAATACCAAGAACCTCGCGCCCTGAAGTCGGGTCGGACGAGGAACCTGATGAAGTCTTGTAAGGAGCTTTCTTCTTTGAGCCAGACTTATGGTCAGGGTCAAAGTCCGCAGGTTTTGGGAGGCTCGAAATGTTTTCGCCACGCTTAGCAAGCTCTTCATCAATCGACCTTAGCGTCGCCCTGTCTTGTCCTTGAAATCCTCTCGGGTCATTCGCGTAGTCTGGGTCAAGGAGGCTTCTGTACACAGCAGCTCTCCTGTTAACCAACTCATCGACAGTCATGTTGCTCTTAAGCTTCGCCATTGCGCGACCAGTTTTAGGGTCAACTTCGTCCGGCTTGATGTCTGCCTCGTCTGGCTGGATGAGGGGAGTCTTAACCAACTCTGCGACATAATCCTCGGACGGTGGCTCGCCAAACGAACCGCCAGCCTTAATTACTTCACGCTTTATTTCTGTATTCTTTTCTTCGATTTCCACTTCTCGTTTTGGTTTTGACCCAGTAGATGGCATGCCATTTTCTCTGCGTTTTGCAACGTATTTATTAGATACTCTGTCAATCTTCTTTTTCGTTCCCTTGGCGTTTTGGGAAGCACCAGGACCCTCTTCCCCAATCGAGAACGAGACTCTGTCGAGCACATCAATAACGTTGTCTTGTTCCTGGACTCTGACGACAATGGTTCCGTCGGGTCTTGTGTCTACGACCCTCAACTTCCCAGGTGGGATGGTCAGCAAACCCTCTTCGCCAAGTGGAGTTTCTCGTGTTCCGAAAAGCCCTCTGTCCCCTTTCGATACCTGAACTATGACGCGGCTCTTTTCTTTTCCCTTCCTGGTCAGAATTTCGCCATTCCCATCACGCACTTCGCCCGGCTTATGGGGAGATTCTTCGCTAATTATTCTTCCCGTTAGCAAGCCAGGGTTGTCGAGGTTTTCTTCAATAAGTTTAAATCCGTTTTTGACATCAAAAAACATTTCTGCTTCTATCTCCATGTCGTCCGGAATACTTGACTCATCCATTGCTTCCATTACTGGAATGAGTGTGCGCTCAATTTTGTCTTCTAGCGTTGCCGATTCACTCTCTGGGGATAAGTCGCCAGCACTCCGCTGAGCCCTTCTGTATTTTCTGTTTATGTTTTTTACGGCAGAAACGCTTGAATCCGGGTCAAGAAGATTTGCGATGTCCGACTGAGCAGGGTCGCCAAGCCTCTCGACAGCTTTAATCTCATCTGCAGTCATCAAAACTGCATTTTCTTTTTGCATCTTTTTTGCATATTTGGCTGCGGCGCTATCAGATTTTACTTTCTTGGTCTTCTTTATCGCTTGTTGTCTTGGCGGATTTACAATCTCGTCAATTCGCGTATCAAGTTCTCTTCTTTTCTTCGACCACTCTTTAGCGTCTTCAGGATTTCCGAATCGTGATTTATAGATTGCCCTGACTATCTTCTTGTCCTCAAGAAGCTCTGATTTCATTCCTTCGGAAATTCCTGGTTCTTTAAGCGATATTTCGATGTCGGCAAGCTTCTGTATAGCCTCGTCCGCGGTCATGCTGTCCGCTCTTTCTTTGAGGTTCTTTATATCCTGCCGACGTGCTCTTGCAGCCATCTCCTCTGGCTGGAGTAAGCCCTCGGCAAACATCGTCTGTCTAACCGACTCCCTCATCGACTTCATATCTTTTTTGCGCTTATCGCTATCAGAGCTACTAAATCTTTCCGCCCATTTCTTTTCGATTAGCGATATGTATGCGTTTGTCTCTTTTATCTTGCGATTTATTTCCTTGAACTGTGGAGAGTCTTTGCTTTCTCCGCTAGCTTCCAGATTGTCATATGCAGCATTGAGCGCCTCTCTTCTATATTCAAGCTCTGCAAGACTGCCAACAAAATCATCACTCGTAGTTGATTCGTCATTGGACCATTTGTCAATCTGCGATAGTCGTCCCTTATGTTCCGCTTCGAGTCTTCCCTTTACTTCCGCGATGCTGTTTCCGCTAAGTTCTGGGTCTGGTCCACGGTTTTCATAGAAGCGAGCCTCTATGTCTCTCAACCCATCGGCGTCAGACCTTCTTCTAATATCCAGATATCTACCATCGGATATATCATCCATCCACTCAAGGGCAGAATCTATGTCGTCTCCATAAACTAGGCCAAGGTCCCTTAGTGCCCAAAGCTCCGCTGTTGCCTCGAGGGCCCATACCTCTGCACCGTATTCTTCATTGAAATACATCTTCGGGTAGTCGCCGGCCAGGAAGCCGACAACATCCGCACGGGAAAGTGCATTCTTGAGGGACTCAAGGTCAATCCCGTCGCTTGCTTGTTTCATCAAACTAAAAACCATGTCGCTATTAAGTTTCTTAATGTCGTCGACGCGGACTGTTTCTCCCTTGCTGTTTAGGACACTTATAAAACCATTGGTCCTAATCTGTCTTTCTGCCTCTCGTGAGAATGCCTGGAACTGAATGGTGTGAGCGATTTCATGCTTCATGATGTGTCTTGCAAAAGCTCTTTCCTCAACCATTGCTGCAAGCTGTTTTGAATGACCATCAACAGTCACCAGGAAATCCGTAAGTGCTTTTGCGCTCTCCGAGTCTGTTTTGCCACCAATAAAGTCTATTTTTATTCTTTCATTGGGGGCAAGACTGGGAATCATCGCTTCTTGATTATTCATTATTTCGGGAATATCAACATTGATTATGCTCATTAAGCGGTTGGTGTCTGGTGTTGTGAACCCCTCCGTTGAGGCCTCGTCCATCTCTTTGCCGTTTGGATTTTTGACTTGGAAATTTATTTTAGATATGGTCCTCATATGTTCTGGGTCCGCAATGAAGGAGTCCAGAGATGCCTCTAGGAGCGCTCTTTCTGTTGTGTACCATCTTTCGGTATCTGCTTCAATCAGTTTTTTCTGTCTGTCTGGTGGCAGTTTCGAAAAGCCAGGTACGTGCGTGAGTCGAGCTCTCACAATCTTGTCAACATCTTCTGGTGAAAGCCTCGTGCTTGTATCTACAGTCCAGGCTCCGCTCTCCCTGAGCTTCTCAAAAACCTCGAAAACATCGTCATTGGTTTTTCTTTTTTCGTCAGTCCTTACGACACCCAACATGTCCATGAGGCTCGCAATTCCTATGTCCTGCTGTGCAAGCTTGTCTTGAGCACGAATCATTCCATCTACGAATACGCGTCCGTTTTCGGTTTTTTGTACTTCGCGCCATTTCTTAATATCTCGTATTCTGTTCCCATCTTGGTCACGCCATACAGTGCGTCCAAGCCCTGGTATCCCGCCATTATCAAGCCACGAGACGAATTCGAATAACTTTTTTGTAGAGTTTTTGACTTTAGCGTCACCGTCTAGGTCTATTCCACTAGCCATCCGTTTGGCAAAGTCGAGTATCTCCGAAGCGGACACCCCGAAACAGTTTGTTCCAGTACTATCGGTAAATTGGTTTGCGGCTGGAGTTCCTGGGGGACATCTAAATTTTCCATTTTCATCGACCATTATTCCGAAAGCGCTTGCCGCCCGTGCCAGCAAAGACCTGCCTCGCTGGCCGATAGTTCTTCCCGGAAGTCTCTTTACCTGGTAGTCGGTCGATTCACTTTTCGTACCCCCACTGAGACTGAACGGGTCAAGCAATTGCTCTGACTCTGGAATTATCTCGTCTGTTTTTTTATTTACTTTATATTTTCTTATTCGTAGTTGAGGTTTTTTTGCAAGTTCTTTTGCGTACTCGTCTGCCGTTAGGGATGGCTGCTTATCAATCCATCCGAAGTTTGGTTCCTTGATTGCAGATTTTCTAGATTTGATAGATGGGAATAACTTGAGGACTTTGCCGTCCTCCCACTTCTGGTTTGGGTCGTAGCTATAACCATTTGGTAGTTCGACCATACCTGGAGTACCGCCAGAATTTGTTCTCTTTTTTCCGTCCGTATCTTTGTACGTTTCGCTTCCAGAAGCAGACTCAAGTGCCTTGATTGAGAGACCGACGTTTAGTGTTGGTCTAGATATTGATTCATGTACAGCACTCTTGAACGCAATTGCAGCGTCGTTCAAGTCCCTCTTACTTGCAAGAGGAGATATCAACCTCTCGGATGTTATCGTACGTGTTTTGAAGAACGGCTCACCCGTCATGGCGGGTCGCCCTTTCCTAGAGAGTATCTGTTTCTGCTTCGAGGAGCTGGAACTCAACAAGTGACTTCATAAAGTCTCCATCAAGAGTCTCATCGTCTTTCTTGCTCATTCCTTCTCCACCAGCAACCCAATTAGCAGGAATCAAATTTTCCTTGCCGAGTTCTTTTGCTCTCTTCATGATGTGCTTCTTTGTGGCGTCCTTGTCCTTTGCTCGTCCAAATGCTTGGACTGCGTTACGGAGGTCGGTCTCACTAGCAATCGGGTATGAGCCATCTGGCATTGCCGTTCCAGCTTCTGCCATTGAAGTGCGCTTGTCTTCACTGAAGGCTCTCTTCAGAGCAATTTCTGCAGCCTCTGCTTCAATGTCTTCTGATTCCTCTGGTTCGTACTTGTCGTAGCCAAGAACCTCACCGTCAAGAGCGACGAATACGTCGTATGACTTGCCATCGAATCCTTCGATTTCTACGGCGTAAGAATCTATGCCTTCAAAGTTATCTGGCTCGACAGCAACAACATGTCCGTCAATTGACTTGACTGCAATCTCTGCTGCATCGGTGAAGCTGATGAGGTTCAATTCGTCAATGGCTGCCTTTTGCTCAAAGACACTTTCGTCAAGCTTGTGCCATCCCATAACTTCTGCTGATGTTCCATCAATGAAAACCTCAACTGCTTTTCCATCTTTTGCCTGAACATCAACAACGAACATGTCGGCGTCTGGCGAGTAACCAGAGTCGATGACTTTTCCTTCAAACATGTCTTCGGCCATGCCTTCTGCCTCAAGCAAACCTGGCATTCCTTTTTCTGCAATGCAGCCACCTGGGCAGTCATCACAAACCGAAGTTGCACCATCATAGGACTTGCGCTCTATCGCGCAAACATAATCATGGTCACCGAAGTCTTCTGACTTAATTCCCATGGATGCGATTCTCTTCTTACGGAACTTGTCCATCATGAAATTGACCTTTTCGGCCTCTGCCATGTCCTCTTCGTCCTCGTTGTCCATTTCGTCTTCTGTTAGTTCTTCTTCCTCTTCGTCTTCTTCAGACATTTCTTCGTCTTCTTCAGACATTTCTTCGTCTTCTTTTTTCTTAAACTTACGCATGGCGGTGTTGATTTTCTCTTCACCCTCCATCATCTCTTCTTCTTCTTCTTCTTCTTCGGAATCCATATCTACACCCATGCCCATGCCCTTCATTGGCTTCTTTTTAGGCATCATCTCGTACATTTTTTCCATGTCTTCTTCTGACATCTCTTCATCAGCAATATCCAAATCAGTTGCTGGTACCATCTTCATCTCGACCGGCATTGCACCACACTTGCCGCACACCTTTGCGCCAGGCGTATAGCCACATGCAGATGCATCCAACCCCTTTGCGCATCTGAGCACAGCGCCTTCACTGTCGATGCCCACTGTTGTCTTGTCGTCGTAAGCCATGAAATAGAGCTCCTTGCGCCTATTGGTATACAGATGGCGCTAAAGCCAAATGTTTATCAAATTATTGTTTGTAAAAGTATAACCTACCACAGCACTGCCGTGGGAAGTATTAATAAAACGCTTTTCTAATTATCTATTAACGTTGTTTTCGTGAGTTGTCGCTAAGTTGAAGAAGTCTGGTCCATTGGGCTGGAGTCAAAAATCCCTTTGATTGAAACTGGGAGAAAACACTTTGGGCGAATCCGCTCCATCTGGCATTCTCGGCCCAACCAATCAATTCGTTTTGCATTCTTGGGGTTATATTCTCTGGCGCTCCATTGTTTTTACGGCCAGAGGAAAGGCTTTCGGTAGCTTGGTTCCCAGTGTTTGAGATTCTTCTAGCTGCGCGTCTTCCGCTGCTCATTGAAGAGCCACCCTTGATTGAATCAACGGTCTCGTCAAGGCCAAACTTCTTGTTCAGTCTGTCAACTATTTCCTTAACTTCGTCGTCGTTGTATCGAAGGGCTTTTCCAACATTTTTGCTGAACTTCACTCCTCCGTCTTTCTCAAAAGCTTTGAGTCTCGTCTGAACCTTTGTTGCTCCAATTACATCATCCAACTCAGACCCCTTGGCCTTTATACCGGCTTTGGCAATAGCGTCACTAACCTTTTTCCAAAGGTCGAACTGCTTTATCGAATTGTCGAATTCAACACCGTCCTCACCGAAAATATCTCCAGCATTTGGAATAACTCCGCTTTCGACCAACTGTTCGATTACTCCGGTTGGGATTCCGCTCCGCTTCCATTTCTTAATCTGGTCCTCTGTGGGCGTAATTCTCTCGCCATCAACCTCGAAGGTAAGTGCTTCTGCTATTTCTGCGATGGATTTTACTCCCAGTGCGTCCGTCAGGGTGGAGAGTCCAAAACCGCCTTTGGCCGTTTCTCTAGCGACGAACTGCTCGGTCACTTCGAATCCTTCTGGCGAAAGAATACCGTACATGGCGATTCCTTCATCCATGTAATCAGCGTATTCTTCGCGGCTTAACTGATTTCCCCTTCTGTAATCGTACCAATAAGGTTTTGAATCAAAACCCCAAATCGCCTCGATAGCCGAATCTGCCGCACCAAGGTCGGCACCATTAAAAAACATTCTGTCAACAAGGGTGTTCACATCAGCCTCGGAAATAGCAGCACCTGGAGCATTGAGTTTTTCTGCTTCTGCTTTGCTTATTCCCATAAGGGCGGCAATTTCGGTAGTGTCCAGAATTTCGCCATTATCATCTTTTAATATGAGCTTGAGCTTGCTCGCATCTAGCATCCACTTGCCATCTGGCGACCTGTCGTTGTTCTCGGAAAGTTTTCCTACCTTTATGGAAGTGGCTGCAGATATCTGCTCCCCTATTCTTCTTCTCTTTGTTGAATCCGGGAACTTAAATCTTCCAGAACCAAGACCACCAACATCGAACTCATCCTTGCTTGGCGCCGGCTTTTTCTTTCCTGGGATTGTTGCTGCACGCTGTCTCACACCGTCTGCGAAAGCCTGACGGTCTTCGTCAGACATTGGTCGGCGCTTTGAGCCTTGCGTTCTCTTTTTTCTCCCAGAGCTAAGTCCTGGGTCGTTTCCTGGCTTAAGGAAATCGTTGACGTTGCCTTCGACTATGTCGGAGCCAGGGAGATTTCTGGACGCGAAAACATCTTTAGGCTTTCCGGTAATATCTTCTCTATCTGGATTTACTCCGCTATTTTCAAAGTCTATCTGAGTGTCGTACAGGCTGGTCAACTCTTTTTCAAGACCATTTACGGCGTTGTAGTAAAAGTTTTTTAGACTCGAAGCAAACTCTTCAGGAGATGTGTCTTTGTCTGTGGAGTCAATAAGTTTTTTGATTTCAGCTATTTGCTCCTCATACGAGACAGGGGAGGACCTATCCTCTGCATTGTCAACACCTTCGAGTGCTTCGATGATTGATTCCGCATCTCTTTTCATCCAGTAAAGAGCATCTTCGACATCTCCGTCAGCATCTTGAATATGTCGCTCCATCGTTGATTCAAAATCAACAACTTTTCCTCTACGGTTTGGATTTGCAAAGTTACTTTCTAGCTTCGCGATGCTCTCTTTCATTTCATCGATTTCATCGTTAAGGCTGGAAAATTGCTCTTCTCTCCAACTTAGTTGGTCATGAATGGCATCTATTGCATCGTCGATGTCTGTCAATAAGTCAAAGTCTTCGTCCGATACATTCGCATACTGGTCAATCTGGAAAATGTAAGCGTCAGCAGGCACCTTCTTGCCATCGAGCAGGGAGCGAATCAAATCATTTCTCAGGGCAACAAGTCTGTCGAGAGAGTTAACTGCTTCTTGGTGGTCTTCAAGGGCGATTCTTTGAACTGAACCACCTCTACCTTCCCTGCCTAGCGTTCCGCCAAAAGCGTTTTGCACAACCATGCTCTCGTATCTGGCGTCGTCTTCAATTTCCTTACGCACTTCATCAAGTGGTCTGACTTTTCCAGAACTCAATCTGTCTGAAGTGATATTTCTGGTTCTCTGCGCAGAGGAACGAGGAGCACCCTGTGGAACACCAGGCTGTGTTGGGTTGTATGGGGCATCTGCGCCATCAATTATCCCCTCAATCTTGTGAAGACTGAAGCTTCTGTATTGACCTGACTCTTCGTCAAGACCAATGAAATAGACCCCTCCACCCTTCTTGGCCATCATCCCGGTTGGATAAACCATCCTTGGCTTACCGTTGTAATTGAATGAAACGACTTCTCCGTTTCTGCGTATGGCGTCGAAGTCATACTTCTCCACAGAAACCATCGGAAGGTTCAGAGCGATGTATCTTGCGTTTGAGCCAGCTTCATCGGTCCTCTTTAGGGCGTCTGTCACTAAACGAATTTCTTCAACTGGCTTGTCGTCGTATCTTGAACGAGCACCCGAGGAGAACCTACTGTTATCTCTGGACAATTCGGCCTGAATATCGTTGGCCTCGTCGGCCCAGTCTTCTGGACTCCAATCAAGGCGCGATTCGTCTATCTCGGCAATCATTCGAACATACTCTCGCCTGTCCATGCGCTCACGAGAAATTAATTTTGAGTTTTCGTATTCAGAATCTCTACGCGCTTCTTCCTCGTTAAGCATTTCGGCAATTTTTTCAATGTCCGTCTCTTGTTTGAACTTCTTTAGCCATTCGCGTCGGCCGTCTTCGTAGTCAAGAGTCCATTGCGCAAGGTCTGCTGGGGACTTGAAGCCTTCGGAACTTATACCCGATACATCCCAGTCAATCTCGTTGTCTTCGCCGACACCGTCCATGAACATCAACTCTGCGAACCATTCACCGGAATCATCTTGACTCATACTCCACTGATTAACGCCTCTGTCGCCGAGGGATGCGCTTGCTTCGTAGTAGTTCTTGTCTCCATCACGATACGGTCTTATCATCGCGAATCTGTCCAACACTTCGTCGTCTGGCATGCCAAGTTCGTCGGCGAGAGTTCTTGCTGAACCATCGATATTCCTTATATATTTATCTCTCGCCCCAGACGAAAGCGAAGGAGCGATACCCCCATATGAGGAGTCTCCATTCCCAGGGAGAACACCAGCCTCAGCAACTTTTTTGCCGAGTTTCTTACTCATCGATGGTGACTTGCTTATTGCAAAGTCGTGAGCTTTTTGTGCTTGCTCAAACGCGCTCTTTAGAGCATCTGGGTCTGACCTAAGTTTCTTCAACCATGAAGCAAGGTATTGAGCGTGGTCTTCTCTTGGCTCTGGAGTTAAGCCGTGTGCCGTCATAAAGAATGCCGAAGCTATTTCTGCAACGAGTTCTTCCTGTGCGTACTCAGGGCTTCCAAAGTCACCCAGGTGGTCTCTGTTTAGACGGTCCTTATGTCCAGTCCAGTGCATCAGCTCATGAGCAAAAACTGCGTAATAAGCTTCCTTGCTCTTGAAAGAGGAGAATGGAGGGAGCGTTATTTCGTCTGTAGACGGTCTATAGAACGCTCTGTCACCGACATGGTTGACTATTGCACCAACTTCCGAGAGTGCTTTTTCGAGTTCGTCAACGCGCTCTTCTTCTGAGAGTTGCGGCATCTTGAATTGCTCTTTGTCAATTCCTTCTATCTGGTCAAGGTTGAATACGTGTCCTGTTTTGAAGAAGACCGAACCTGACTTGACTTCATTTCCGTCGGCATCTTTCTTTGCAGGAATGATTGTCGGGATGATTATCATCGTTCCCTTTTCACCCTTGCGAACTGTTCCGCCCTTTTCTTTCCACTGGTTGAAACCAGCCCATATTCCGGTTTCGTAATTCATTGCGTCTTTTCTGAACATCAACATCAGTGAGTTGATTCCAGAGTATGGACGATTGTTATTCATGGCGTTACGCGGAAGAGAAGCATCTCTGTGCCAAGGGAATTCCCACTTGCCACCTTCTGTCTCTGCTTTTTGAATTTGTTCGATGAGCTGCTCTTGGACGCTTCTATAAACTTCGTCCAACTTTCCTGAAGACAAACGCTGTCCAGGATTCATATCTCCGATTGGGCTTACGTACTTCTTTTCCCCAGACCCAAGAACATCCCCACCCTGTCTTGATAACCAATAGTTTGCTTCCTTGTCTTGGTCGCGCATTAATTGGAGGTGTGTTTGCTCTATACGTCTAACCTGTTCACGCGTCATGCCGAGCGCCTTGGCTGTTTCAGCAAGAGATTCCCCTCCCATGCGACGGTTATAGACCGCCTCATTGAAGGACAGTTCTGCTGCTTCTTCGGCAGCCATGCGTGCCTGGTCTTCTCTGTACGCCTCAATGTCATCGAGGTCTAGATTCTGCTGCGCTCCGCGCTGACGGGAGATATGGCGCAACTCTGCTTGACGGACTTCCTGACGCTTCATACCGAGTGCAGCACCAGTTTCGGCAAGTGTCTCTCCACCCATGCGGCGTTCGAATATTTCTCTGTCGGAAATTATTTGTTGTTCTTTATTTATCTTTCTTCCCGACGAAAGATTTCGTGACTGACGGTTGTCATAAAGAGTTTCCTGGTCATCTTGATACAGGGCTGTTGCGGCTCTGGCAAAGTTTGTACTGAAGTCGTCGCCATCCTCTTTGTATTCAGACAGGTACTCGTTCTGGCGGGAGTCGTTGTCGTACCAGTTTTCAAGAACTCTTTTTGCTTCATTCTCGCTTGAACCGAAATCAATCAGAGCACTCGTAAGCTCCCGCTCCGTTTCTCTGTAATAGGCTTCATCTTCTAGGCCATCATCGTCATCACCAGCATCTGGCAAGCCATCAGAACGACCAGAGGAAAGCTTGCTATCTTTGTTCAACTCGTCGTATAGGGGGCCTCCCTTTTTGTAATAGTCGTAGTCTGGGCTGGCCTCATATTCGGCTACTGCTTTCAAAAAGTTCCGCATGTCCTCTTCGGACATGGAGTCGTTTATTGCGCCACTGAGATTGTAATTGGTTTCATGTGTGTAGTATCCTGGCTCACTGTAATCAGATTTCTCAACACTGTATTTAGTGTTCAGGTAGTCCCAAACATCGTCTTGGTCACCGTAACTAACTAATTCTTCGTACACCTCTCTTTGAAGGTCGCTATCCTGTGGACCGCGACTAATTCCTCTTGCTATGTATCCTCTCTCGGCAGAAAGTCCATCAATTTCTTTTAGGCGTTGAGCCAATATCTCTTCTCGGTTTGGTTTGTCCTTGCCGCCAGAAGAAAGACCAGGCTTTTTGTTTTGACGATTCTTTAGTATTGAGGAAACTTCCCCGACAAACCTATCGGCGCTTTGGTTGTTGTTGAAACGTCCAACCTTCTTTCCATCAATCTCTAGGTCGACGGACCCGTTTGGCGCGCTGCGCATGTTCACAGAAAGACCAGAGCCGTCACCATCTAGCGATTCCGCAAAGGACCTCGGCGAAGGAGGTGGTTTTCTTTTTCCCGAAGAGAATATGCCATCATCAAAATCACTCTGGTTTCTTCTCACGCCTCTTTCAAGCCTGTCTCTGGACCTTTGTTCGTCCGACATAAAATTTGCGCGGTACTGTGCGTCGAATAGAGCTTGCTGCAAATTCTCAAGAAACGCAAGTTTGTTTTGACCTTCTATGGACTCATCCACGGACATATCATCAATCATTTCTTCAACAGAACTGTTTATCCATGGCATGTCTTCATTTGCTGAAGCCCATCTTTCAACCGATGCATCTAGCTGATTGTCAAATTCCCATTCTTCATCATCCCATCCATCGAAGCCATTGAGGAGCTTTTGCAGACTCTCGTCTGCAGCATCCATCTCCTCCTTGTCGGAGAGTTTTCGACCGGAAGACAAATTGGTATTACGGTCTTCGGAACCAGAAGAAGGCCTTCTCTTGTTTATCTCTCTTTGCAACGCATCAAATAGAAGTTCTTCGCTTCCAACTATGTCGGCTACATCCTCAACACTGGAAGGTGGGCTGAACGCTTTGTCCTTATTTTCTTCTTCCAGAATTTCAATCGCTCTATCATAAAGATTAATATAAGGAAGACCTTCCTCTATTTGCTCCATTGAAAGACCATCTTCATCCGAAACGCCCTCTTCGGGGTCAATGCCGTCTGCGATGCTTCCTTCCATATCTCTTATGAATTTGTATCTAATGAAATCGGCCAGCTCTTCATCGGTTATTTCTTTGTCTGGAGTATAAGAATTTCCTTCTTTACCCAACCACACCAGTCTTTGACCAGCAACCCTCTCGCCAAACTGTTCTTGAACTTCAGGTGCAAAATATTGTTGTCCTCTAAATATTTCTTTAAGGATTGCTTTTTGTTCTTCTTTGTCCCCAGATTCAAGTGCAGATTCAAGTGCAGCAAGTCTCCTCTCACGTTTAGTGCTCGCACCAGAAGAAAGACGTGATGCGCCACGGTATGGCACAAAAGGTTTATCGATAGATTCATCCAAGGCTCTAGAAATTGCCTCTGGGTTTCTTTCTTCTGCTATTCGCTCAACGGGTTTTTCTTTGTAATCACTAAATCCTGCTGGTTCCGGCTTTCGACTCTCCAGCTCTCTTCTTATTTCTTTTAGGCGATTTGTATTTTTGTATTTGTCGTCGGCGCTTTCTGGGCGCTTCCTATTTTTCAACTCCCAATATTCGTTAACGAGGTCGTCTGTTTTGGCCAGAGAGTCGGATGAACCAAGGTCAATAGGCTTTTTGTCATCCTTCCTTGGGGCAGAGCTCAACTTATCGCTACTACGGCGAGGCTTGGGGGTGTCTCCAGCGGAGCCAATATTGCTTGTGCGGCTTCGAGACCCGCGTGACCCATTTCGAGATGTTCTGTCGACGACCCCCTGGAAATACCGAGAGGCTTCCTGATTGAGTTTTTCTTGGTCTTTGGCATACCACTCTTGGTATGTCAACTTTCCGCCACTACGGCTGTAGTTTTTCCATCTTCTTTCTAGGTCCCTTCTTGCATCCCCAGCAGGAAGGCTGTCTGGTTTTCCTCCGCGGCCAAGGCCGGTTGGCATAACGGCTTCTTGTATTGCACGCACCAAGTCTTCATTGTTGGTATTACGGTCTTCAGAACCAGAAGAAAGCTTGCCTGTAGTCCTTTTCGGAGCCTCTGGCTTCTTTCCGCCCGACGAGAGTGAATCACGACTCTTCCTTGGTGCAGGCTTTTGAACACCATCGAGGAGACCAATGTCGTTCAGGTACTCATTCAGGGTGGCGATATCATCCTTCGCCCAGTCCTGTGTGTCTGGGTATTTGGCTTTAACGTCATCTTTTAATGCAGACTCAATTCCGTCCCAGTTATCTGAGTCATCCTTGCTGTGTGCGTCAAGGTAAGCGCTAACAGATTTTGCGTAACTTGAATACCAGTTGCTGTACTCCTGCGAGGCCCTTGCCTTTTCGTTAAATTTTACAGGGCGCTTCCTCACGGAGTCGCCATCCCACATGACACGTGCTTGGTTGACACCAATTTCGCGACCGCGAAGATAGTCAGAACTAAAATTCTTATCTGCGTTATAGCGAGGGACTTCTTCCCATCCAAGACCTTGGTCTTCCCATGCTTTGGCGATTGCTTCGTGGTCTATGCGCTTTTGATTTTCCTCGGCGTTTGGAAACTGCTTTTCCATGTCGGCGGAGCGGTCTGCGTGTCTACGCTCATTTCTCTTTCCGCTAGAAAGTTTTTCTTTTCCATCTGGCTTTTTAGCGTCAGCAAGTTGGCGCTTAGATGGTTTTGGGTTATCGATTGAACCAGGACCGCTTGGAGTTGGGTCTGGCTGTTCCCATCCAGGAACATTGTCAAACAGTGTTCCGTCGAGGTTGCTGTCTCTACGGGTACGTGGGTCAAGGTCGCCAGATGGTATTCCCATCCCGCGTCCACCACGGCGCTTCTTTCCGCCGATACTAGGTCTGTCAATAGCACGACCAGCAATTCTGCGGCCGAGTGCTTTTTCTTCTATATCCTCAGAGGCTATTTTTTTTTTTAAAAAACTATAAGCAGAAGCCGTAGCAGTGCTGATGGCATCCTTTGATTCCTGGCTTAGTGGGGAGTTGATTACAATCCCGTACTCATTAACGATGGTATCAATTCTGTGATAATCAAGAACTGGGTCAATTATTGACTTGAACTCAAAAGCATCTTCAGGATTAACTGGGATGACATATGAGTACTCGTGCGCCAAGAATGGGTCGAGACCCTTCTCTTCGAGCTCGCGCTCCTCTGTGCCCCACTCATCGAGAGTCTTGTATGACTTGCGCTTCTTTCTGCGCTTCTTAACAAGATTTCTGAAGGTTCCAAGAATAAATTCACCAGGGTATTTGGCTTCAATATCTTCAATCATCTTGATTTCTTCATCATCAAGGATGTCGCTGTATTCTTTTTTGCCAAATCCGACCACAACTCCGTCTGGAATAATTGCAAATCTGCACTTGCCTTCATCCTCCACCTTCAAGTCGAGAATCTTGCACTTGCCCTCACCTAGATAGAGGACACAATTCGAGCACTTAACGCCAATGTTTTTTACTTTGTTTTCTGCTGGCGGATAATATCCAGCCCAGATTCCGTCACCATCTTCGTCAAACTTTCCATACTTGCCAGCAATACGAACAAGCGATTGGGCAAGCTCGCTTTCCTCTGCGCCAAGCTCTGGTTTCTTTTTGTCTTCAGAACCTTCATATTGAACGGGGGTCAACGGAACCATAATCATTCCACCATTACCTGGCTTCATGGCAACAGGCATTGACATCGCAGGATTATTTGTTGAAGGCTTGTTCGGCTTGCCCATGATTCCAGGCATTGGAGACGGACCAGATTGAATTGCCGGTTTTGGCTGTTCTGCATGAATTAGTTCTGGCTTACCAAACATGTACTCACTTCCAGTGAAGTGGTATCCAATTCTGAATTTTCCTTTTCCAGGCTTAACAAAAACTACAGAATTCTCTGTCGCCTCAACAACCATTACTGGTCCTGCGGCACGGCGCGAAAGCTCTGCAACCACACCAGCAAGCTGTGGTCCACTGATTCTCTGTGACATACCTTCGTCGAAGATTCCATCTCGTCGTGGTTCCGGCGATGTCGGAGCACCCATTACCATAGGCATCATTCCGTGCATTTTCTCTTCGTCGCTCTTGACCGAGATTGTTCCAGTCAGTTGATTTGCGCCATGAAGAACAGGTGATACTTCGTAGAGTTCCACTTCGTAGAGGACGTTTGCTTGAAGGTTGTCATCGTATTGCGCTCTAAGGGTTTTGTACCCAATCGACCACTCTTGCTCTTCGCCAAAGAAAGCGACGTTTGCAAACGCTTCTTTGCCTTTTTCTGACTGAAGGTTGAACTGCACCTTTGCGTACAGACCACCAATTCCAGCCATCTTCATCTTCATTGGGAGTCTTTGGTCCGATGCTGGGACTTCGTAAATTTCTAGAACTTTACCAATTGGGTCGTTCCAGTTGTGACCCCAGACAACGCGAGGCTTGCGGCGTTGAAGGCTCTTGGCGAATGCGCCAGTAGCACAGATGTCGCCAACGGAGTCTTTATTGCCAATTCCGGAAACGAAACATTCGACAATACCCTCTAGTTCATCTAGTTTGATGAGACCATTCGAGGCCTTGTATTGAATGTTTCCGAAGTTAGAGTTTGGCATAGCGCTCCTTGGTTCTAAACGATATTAGAGCAACAAAGAACACGCTCACAGCAAGTATCTCCATAAATTAAAATACTTTCAGTAAAAGAAATGGAAATCTGTTGTTTTACTGAAACTCGCTAAATGAACTGCCCGAACTTCCAAGCTCTTCTTGATTCATCCTCTGCTAATTCAAATCTTTGCTTAGCCATCAAGTTCGCATACATGCTCACGAGTGCTCCCCTAAACGAGGCAGCCCGTTCTTCTTCACCCATCACCGAAAGTGAATTGAACATAATAGAAGAGACATTGTTAAAATTCTCTATATTTATGTTCTTTATTCTTATCATTTGCGAATTTATCTGGGCATTTAGGTCGGACTGGTTCATGGTCTTGGCGGTCTTGTTCCCGTATGCGCTGTTGTAAGTATTGTAAGCGTCCTGGATAATCGCCGAAATAACAGGTCTAATATCCTCGTCCATCTGTTTGTCCCATACTTCAGGGGACAGGATTGAGTCTATTTCTAGCGTCCCAGCAAACAGTGATTTCTTGGCTTTTGAGCCGCCTGCCTTCTCTAGGACAACTCTCTGTTGTCTCTCGACCACTCTCTCGATACTCCGATTGAGAATTTCATTCCACCTATCAAGCGACTCTGTGCTCTTGGATTGAAGTTCATCTTCTATGGATTTATACATCATTTCCCCAGTTGTCGCAGAAGCTGCCCCCGCTGGAACTGGCTCTGCAGTTGTCGCGACCGCAGCCAGTGCTTCTGGTGGGATTGTGCTTTGGGCGAGTTGGTCTGGACCTGCTGGCGCCGCTGGGGCTTGTGTTTCTGCAAGGGCCCCCTGCATTGTGTTCGGGTCAAGTGGTGGTTGACCCTCCATTCCAGGCATTGGGACCTCTGGCATCGGAGCCCCAGGGACCGGAGCGCCAGGAGCGCCACCCATTTCAACGGACGGCTTATCTTCCATTTTCTTCTTAGTGTTAGCAATAGGAATGAGGTTTGGATTCATGAGCAGTGAGTCGGCAAGGTCGGCTTCTACTTCTTTTCTTCCGGAGCCGGTTCGGTACTCGTTGTTACTGATGAGCCCAGATTGGAATTCCTGCATCAGGTACCTCTCTCGCTCTTGTTTGTAGAGTTGGAGAATTGGCACTTCTCTTGTGTCAAAGTCAACGTAATACTCTTCATCCAGTTCGTCGAGCGAGCGAGCAAGTGGCTCTAGATGGGGGAGCATTGTCTCCATCCAGAAAACGCGTATTTCTTCGCTTGCATTGGAAAATGTTCTTCCTGCAGCATTGCCAATTACCGATTCTGGGACACCGAACGAAGCAAGAATTTCTTCCTTGGTAATTTGTCGCATTTGCGCGTAAGCGACATCTCTTGGTGAGGCAGAAGTGTCGACGTAGTCAACTCCATCATCAGCGGAGATGACAGTTGTGTGTCCAGCCCTTCCGATGTTTCCACGGAACCTGCTCTTTAGCTCCTCTTTATCGTCGTCGTCAATTTCTCCACGAAGAACCAAAAGACCGCCTGGCCTTCCATCGTTTAGCAGGTAGTTCCTGTTGTAGAGCTTTGCAAGGTTTTCTATTTCAATAGCAACACCAGCAGACTCAAGTGGGGTTAGAGACAGGTATGGGTCTAGTGGGTGTGGTCGTCTAATCCAGCACACGTCCTCTGGCTTCATGATTACTTTTTGACCATAAGGCATTTGAACTTCATATCCAGAAACAAACTTTTTTGCATCTGGTATTGGTGATGTTGATTGTGGAGGCAGAAGATTGAGTCCAATGATTCGTCCGTCCCTGCCACGAACCTTCTCAATGAATACACCACGAGTACCGAGCAGCAACTGTGCCGACATTCTGTATCTAAAAATAAACGAGTTTTCGCCAATGTTTGATTTAGTGTTCAAAACCTCAAGCAAAGAATTGTTTTTCGCCTTATTGCCAATGAGTATTTCTCCAGTTGGAGAGTTGTCTTTTCGCAGGATGATTGGCAGACGCGCCTGGTTTCCAGCAATTGCATCAATACATCTAGCCACCCACGTGACCTTCTGCATGCCTTCTCGGTATGCGCGCTCAACATCCCACGAGTCTCGATATGGTCTTCCTGCGTAGCTTGGATTCTGCGCTACGGGCGCGCCGGGTCCAAGCTCCTTGGACTGCGCATTTGCGAGTGATTTATTACTCGATTGATTCCATGCCATATTTACTCAAGACCTAATAGGAAGCCAAAAAACCCACACGTTATGCCTGCCACTATAAATCCGGCGGGTAGAAATATCATTGCCGAACCAACACTGGTAAACAGTATAAATGAAACCATGAACAAATTGGCGAATGTAGGCCGTTTAAATAAAGATTTGATTCTCGGTGATAAACTTTTGACTCTTGGTGGTGTTTTTGACATATCACCTACAGTAGCGCATTTCGTGCTTAACTGTATTGAGAGGCGAATAAAATATGACAACAAATTGGAATCAGGTACTCGAGTTCCTTCAACCGAAGATGCCTCCGTTTTGCCCAGAGGAACCGTCAATAAATCAGAAAGTTTTTCTGCGCACCAATTCTATTGAGGCATTGTTCGGTGGAGCGGCCGGTGGTGGCAAGTCTTCCGCCCTTCTGATGTCCGCCTTGCAGTACGTTGACGTACCAAATTACTCTGCAATTCTTTTCCGTCGCACGTTTGCCGACCTTTCGCTTCCTGGAGCGCTTATGGACCGTTTTAAGTCGTGGGCGGCTCTTTATGACGATATTCATTGGAACAACAACAGTTTTCAAGCGACATTCCCTTCTGGGGCAAGAGTCTCATTCGGCTACCTAAACAACACTGGTGACTACCTTCGTTATAAGGGTTCAGAGTTTCAGTTCATAGGCATGGACGAGGTCACCGAAATTAGGGAATCAGACTATAGATACATGTTCTCCCGTCTCCGCCGACCCGCGTCTGGGCCCCTTGCGTCCGTCCCCCTTCGAATGAGGGCGGCCTCAAACCCTGCCCCCAATTGGGTTAGACAGCGCTTCATCATTGAAGGAAAAACCGAAGGTCGGATTTTTGTTCCCTCCAAGCTGACAGACAACCCTGGAATTGACGCTGTTTCGTACCGCCAAGCCCTACAGGCCCTTGACCCCATTGAACGACGCAGACTGGAAGAAGGAGACTGGTGGAGCACTACTCTGGGTACCCTTTTCGACAGAACCTCTATGGTCATCATGGATACGGACGAAATACCCCAAATAACATCATCGGCTAGAGCGGTAAGGTTTTGGGACCTTGCAGCGACCGAGCCAAACCATTCCAACCCTAATCCTGACTGGACCGTTGGAACCCTTATGTTATTTGACCAAGGAATCGCCTATATTTTAGACGTGAAGAAGGCACGGGTCAGGGGCGAGAAGGTGGAAGAACTCATCTCCAGAACAGCCTACGAGGATGGCAAAGGGGTCCCAATCAGGATGGAGCAGGAACCAGGCTCATCTGGCAAGGCGCTAATGGACCAATATGCCAGATATGTTCTCCCAGGCTACGATTTTGCGGCAATTCGCTCAACTGGTGACAAGGTGACGAGAGCTAGACCGTTTGCTGCGGCTACCGCAAATGGCAATGTTCGCGTTGTCCGTGGAACCTGGCTGTCTGATTGGTTGGACGAGTTCTCCTCATTTCCGGAAGCCTGCGACCACGACGACCAGGTTGACTCTGCTGTTGGAGCTTTTACACATTTAACTGGTTTGGGGTTGCCTCAGCGCGGAAGAGTGTCTATAGTAGTTTGAGTAACTATTAACAACCTACATAAGGACTACTAATATGACACCAGAAAGAATTGCTGATATTCGTCAATATATTCTCGACCTTGAGCGAGAACTTGATGACTATATAAAATCACAACCAGACGTAGAAGATGCCTGTGGCATTTTGTATGAGATGAACATGATTAAAAGGGACATGTCATCTGTCTACGATTCCCTGTCTGTATCCGTCGGTCAGCTCATCGCTGACGGCAAAAATGTGCAACTCAAAAACGGTGGAGTTGTCGAGAAAAAAAGCTCCTATGAGCGCCGAGCATGGCAACACAAGGACCTTGCAAGCGTTGTTGCGCAGAAGCTTGTGAGAATGTCTGTGGACATGGATACTGGTGAAATCATCAAGTCCCCCGAAGAGATTGCAATGCAGGTTCTTGATTACGTTCAACCTTCATACTGGAGAGTAAAAGAACTTTCAAGCCTTGGAATCAATGTTGATAACTACTGTGAAACTGGTGTTCTGAAAACAAGCATTATCGTCAGAAAGGGCGACGCAAATGACAAATAATACATATCAAAACCTATCCGAGCCATTTCCATCAGAGATGGAGCGCCGACTCAACAAGGGCGGAGCAAACCTAATTTACATTCCTGTAAGTGAAGTAATCAACCGAATGAACAAAGTTCTCGGAGTTGAGAACTGGTCTTTCACTGTTAGCAACTGGCAACAGCTCGGAACGTCAATTGTCGCTCATGTCGCATTGAAAGTAAACATAGATGGCGAGACGGTTTACCGTGATGGAGTTGGTGGACAAAAAATCAAAATTAACAAGCAGGGCGAGCCAGTCGATATCGGAGACGAAGTTAAGGGTGCTGTTTCTGATGCGTTAAAAAAAGCTGCGCAAACATTAGGCGTTGGTTTGTATCTTGCTCGCAGTGAAGAAGCAATCGAAATTGAACAAGTAATGGAAAGCGAAGCGGAAGCAGAGGCACGAGTGACACCTGAAGTTTCAAGCAAGTGGGACAATTTTGTTGGTCTCGCAAAAGCCCTCTCTGCAGAAAACAGAGAAAAGCTCAACGAGTACTGGTCCACATACAGCAACGGTCAGCCGAAGCCAAAGAGAGAGACCGCAACAGAAGACGCCCTTGATAAGTTGATAGCGGAAGCAACACGTCTTTCCTTCGGTGGAGAATACGTGGTCGCAGATGACAAGTGAGCTTAAGGCTCCCGACTATTTGTCGCCATCTTCTATAGGCACATTTAAGCAGTGTCCACAGAAATTCAAGTTCAATAAAATTGACCTGATACCAGACCCATCAAACCATTGGGCTGTTTTGGGTAATTTTGTTCATGACATTCTTGAGGAGATGTACAAACTTCCTGCAGAACTAAGAACAATTGAAAGCTGTCGACCAATAGCAAAACAAATATGGGACGAAAAATGGGAAGACGAAGCGCTAAAGGTTGTTGATGGTTTTAAGGTGACGTACAAAATACGAAACCTTAGTGACTCCGAGGCGTTAAGCAAGTTCCGTTGGGCTGCTTGGTTTTGTGTTGAGAATTTGTGGAATTTAGAAGACCCAAAAAGTTTTGAACCAGCAGGGCTTGAGTATGAGCTAAATGGCGAAATCGCCGGAGTAAGACTACGTGGATTTATAGACAGGTACAGCCAGACAAGTGGAAAAATGTCGCTCACTGTAAGCGACTACAAAACTGGCAAAACACCAAAGTACGACCTTGACGAGAAGTTTGCTCAGTTGCTTATATATGCAAAACTACTAATCAACCTCGGTGTTGGGGATGTGGACACGGTCGAACTCCTATATCTCAAGGAGGGAGTAAAACTCAAGAGAGAAGTAACTCATTCCGAGATAGTAAAACTTGAACAGATGATTGTGGAAACAAAATCACAAATAGATGAGAAATGCAGGACAGGATACTTCGAAGCAAAAACATCTTTTTTATGCAATTTCTGTAGCTATAAAACAATATGTCCGGCGTGGAGAGAATAATGCTTTTGAATGATGACGCTTTTGCGCGAATGGTGGCCGAGGAAGTAAAGAATAAACTTTCACCGTTGCACAAGAAACAACTAATGCTGAAAGAGAACTGGGAAAGATGGAGAGACGCTTTACTGTTTCTTTCCGAGAATCTCCAAGAGCAAATTGACGAAATAGAGTACGACTCCAATGCTGACGAGGCTAGATACTTGGCTCTCGGCAGGGATGGCAAACGCCTTGTCCAGGAATCAAAAAGTGCTTACGATTCAAAACTAAAAAAGATAAGTCGTTTCAAGTTTCACGTTGACAAGCGGCTTGACGAAGTTGCTGCCATGATTGATACTGGAGACGAAATCACCCTAGATGGATGGGAGCAGGTTGATTTCTATAAGAGAGCAATTGCTACTCATCGCTCAATGCTTAGGGATTTTGACCTTGAAGAAACATCTATCGATAGAGCGCTATGGGCAACACTTGAGGGTAGTTGGGATTTCGACGAAATTGATGTTGATAGTCTCTAGTAAGTGAAGCCACGAAAGCCGATAAAAAGAGGGGCACCACCCAAGCGAGGCGCACCCCCCAAGCGAGGTGGCCCCATAAATAAAAGAAGCAAAAAACAATCCGACCTGTATGAACTAAGACGACCCTTTGTTGAAAAGATTCTTAGCGAACGACCATTTTGTCAAGCTTGCAAGATTTTCGCTGAGCATGACAAGAAGGTAACTTTTATTCAAAACAATAGCGTTGATGTTCATGAGTTGGTTCGCCGTTCGCAGGGTGGCTCAATACTCGAGTCAGACAATGTTCTTGCAGTTTGTAGGCCATGTCACACCAGGATTGG